GTCAAATTTTCACGCCCGCGAAATTAAAAATTCAGGAGTTTGCCAGTGGGAGGTATCGCGACAGTGCCGGGCCGGGGCAGAAAACCCAAGCCGACGGCACGGAAAATCGCTGCGGGAAATCCCGGTAAACGCGCGCTGAATAAGGACGAGCCAGACTTCGGCTTGGTCACGAACATCGAGCCGCCGGACTGGATTGTCGGCGAGGCGCGGGGCATGTGGGAGCGCGTTGTGCCGCTGCTTTGTGGACAAAACATCTTGCAAGTGACCGACCTGCACATTGTAGAAATCTTCTGTGCGGCCTACGGCAACTGGAGGACCGCCCAGGACGATTTGACTCGCAACGGCCCTGTCGTCGACAGCTCGCAAGGCAGTCCGATGAAGAATCCAGCTGCGACCGTTGTGAAGGAAGCGGCGGCGCAAATGGCGAGTTTCGGCGCAATGCTGGGGCTCGACCCGGCGAGCCGGCAGCGCCTGGTCGGCGCAAAGCCGAAAACACCCGACAACCCTTTCGCGAAGCTGCTCGGCAAATGATTGGAAGACATGGCGACGAATTTCCCGCGCGTAGAGCAGGGGCTCAAGTTCGCGCGAGACGTCGTTCGTGGCAAGCGCCCTGCGTGCCGGTATGTGCAACTTGCGTGCAAGCGCCACCTTGACGACCTTGCAGCGAGCCGCAAGAAGGATTTCCGATGGAAGTTCGATCCGGAGGCGGCCGAGCGAAAGCTCGCACTGATTGAACTGCTGCCGCACACGAAGGGCGAGTGGGCATTCAGAAAGCAACTCGTGACGTTGGAGCCCTGGCAGAAGTTCGGCCTGATGGCGACGTTCGGCTGGCTCAACAAGCGCACCGGCAAGCGCCGGTTTCGAGAAAGCTACTGGGAGGTCCCCAGAAAGAACGGCAAATCGGTGATTGCCGCGGGCGTTGGCATCGGCATGTTCGTGCTGGACGACGAGTTCGGTGCCGAGGTGTACGCCGGCGCGACGACTGAAAAGCAGGCCTGGGAGGTCTTTCGCCCGGCGCGGCTGATGGTGAAGCGCTCGCCTGAGTTGATCGTTGCGGCTGACATCGAGGTGAATGCATCGAACATGAACAAACCCGAGGACGGCAGTCGCTTCGAGCCGCTGATTGGCAACCCGGGCGACGGCGCGTCGCCATCGTGCTCCATTGTCGATGAGTACCACGAGCACGATAGCGCCGCACTGTACGAAACGATGCTGACCGGCATGGGCGCGCGCCGGCAGCCGCTCATGTTCATCATCACGACTGCGGGCGCGAACATCGAGGGGCCGTGCTTCGACAAGCGCCGGCAGGTGATCGAAATGCTCGAAGGGACGGTGCCAGACGACGAGCTTTTCGGCTGGATCTGGACGATCGACGAAGGGGACGATTGGACCGATCCGCGCGTGCTGGCGAAAGCCAATCCGAATATCGGAATCTCGGTCTATCAGGACTATCTGGAAAGCCAGCAGCAGCGTGCGATTAAGTCTGCGCGCTTCACGAACACGTTCAAGACGAAGCACTTGAACGTCTGGACGTCGGCCAAGGCGGGCTATTTCAACCTCGAAGACTGGAAATCATGCGAAGACCGATCGCTGACCCTTGAGCAGTTCGAGGGGCAAGATTGCGTGCTCGCGCTCGACATGGCGCGCAAGCTCGATTTGAACAGTATGGCCCGGCTTTTCTGGCACGACATCGACGGGCGGCGGCATTACTTCTGCGTTGCGCCGCGATTCTGGGTGCCCGAAGAAACTGTGCGCAATACCGAAAACCGTCGTATGGCGGAGCGATATCAGGCGTGGGTCAATCAGGGCTGTTTGCTCGAAACGGATGGCGCGGAGATCGACTATCGCGACATTCTCGAGGAGGCGAAGGATGCGAACCGGTTGTGTCCGGTGCAATGCACTCCGCTCGACCCGCACGGCGCAACGAACCTGTCGCACCAGCTCGAGGACGAAGGGCTGACGCCGGTCACGATCGTGCAGAACTACACGAACATGTCGGACCCAATGAAGGAGCTTGAGGCGGCGATTACGGCGGGCCGATTCCATCACGACGGCAACCCGATCATGACGTGGTGTGTCAGCAACGTCATCGGCAAGAACCTGCCGGGAAATGACGATGTGGTGCGCCCGATCAAGCAGGGCAACGACAACAAGATTGACGGTGCTGTCGCACTAATCATGGCGATAGGCCGCGCCATGCTTGAAAATCATGCTGGCTCAATCGACGAGTTCTTCTCGAGTCCGATCATCGTATGAAGCAAGGCAAACAAAGGGCGCTTGGGCGCATCAAGTCAAGCTTCTTGAAATGGCTTGGCGTGCCCATTTCGCTGACCGACGGGAGCTTCTGGTCCGCGTGGGGCGGTATGGGGTCATCGAGCGGAGAGACGGTGACGGCCGATTCGGCACTTCAGCTATCTGCGGTGTGGTCGTGTGTCCGTCTGATCGCGGAAACAATCGCGACTCTTCCGTTGAATCTCTATCAGACCAAGCCAGACGGAACGCGTGTTCTCGCGAAGCAACACCGGCTGTACACGGTCATCCATTCTCAGCCAAACGCAGAGAACACTGCGGCCGAGTTCTGGGAAGTGATCGTCGCGAGCATGCTGCTATGGGGGAATGGGTACGCGAGAAAGCTCCGGTCGGCGGGTGTGCTCATCGGCCTTGAGCTGATGCTGCCACAGCGTACGACTGTGAAGCGCCTCACAAGCGGAGCGTTGCAATACACCTATCGCAACGTCGATGGAACTGTCAGCACGCTGGCCGAGGACGATGTGTTTCACGTTCGAGGGTTCAGTCTCGATGGCTTGATGGGTCTTACGCCGATTCAATACGCACGTGAGGTTCTTGGGAATTCGACGGCCGCGAATAAGACGAGCGCGAGCGTCTTTCGGAATGGGTTGCGACCATCAGGTGTGCTCTCGACCGACCAGATCCTCCAGAAAGAAAAGCGTGCGGAGATTCGAACGGATCTAGCAGAGCAGTTTGGCGGCGCCATGCAGGCCGGGAAAACGATGGTGCTGGAAGCCGGGATGAAGTACCAGGCCATCACGATGAATCCCGGTGATGTCCAGTTGCTGGAGACGCGGGCATTCAACATCGAGGAAATCTGCCGCTGGTATCGCGTTCCGCCGTTTATGGTCGGCCACAGCGAGAAATCGACAAGCTGGGGAACTGGGATCGAACAACAGACGCTCGGCTTTTTGACATTCACCCTGCGGCCTTGGTTGACGCGGATTGAACAGGCAGCGCGACGGTCCCTGCTGAGGCCGGGAGAGCGCGATCAGTTTTATGCGGAGTTCTCCGTCGAAGGGCTGTTGCGAGCCGATAGTGCAGGCCGAGCGGCGTTCTATTCAACGATGACCCAAAACGGCCTGATGACGCGTGACGAATGTCGGGCGAAGGAAAACCTGCCGCCGATGGGTGGCAATGCAGCGGTGTTGACGGTTCAGTCGGCATTGCTCCCAATCGACAAGCTCGGTGAGCACACGACGGCTACGGCTGCGCAGGACGCCTTGAAAGCGTGGCTCTACCAGGAGGAAAAAACACGTGCAACGCAAGAACGGTAAAGGCGGCTACAAGGTCCGTGCCTTTGATCTCGACGTCAAGTCAGTCGACGATGCAGGTCAGTTTTCGGGATATGGGTCGGTATTCGGAGTGGTCGACAGCTATAAGGAAATTGTGGCGCCGGGGGCATTTTCAAACAGTCTCGATGCGCTCAAGAAGAGCGGCCGGGCGTTGCCGGTTCTGTGGCAGCACGACTCCTATACGCCGATCGGATCATGGGCCGGCCTCAAGGAGGACGACAAGGGTCTCTACGGGGATGGCGATCTGTGGATCGACGAAGCGCCGAACGCAAGGATCGCGTATCGCGGAATGAAGGCAAAGGCCATCACGGGACTGTCGATCGGCTATTACGTGCTCTCGTCGGATTACAACGAAAAAACGGGGATTCGCACGCTGAACGAAGTCGATCTAGTCGAGATCAGCATCGTTACGAATCCGGCAAACGCGAATGCGCGAATCGACGCGGTGAAATCGATCATCGCGCACGGCGGATTGCCATCGCTTCCGGAATTCGAGCGGTTCCTGCGTGAGGCAGGCTTCTCGAAGTCCATGGCCGCGGTTATCGCCAATCGCGGCCTGAAACATCTGCTCCAGAGTGAGTCTGGTGACATGGCGAACGACGTGAATCGGCTGCTCGACGGCCTCAAATCTCTTACTTTCAAGGAATGAACATGAGTCACATGAACGAACCGCGACAGTTCGGCCGCAAGAGCGGCGGCGACTCGCACCCGGAGCAAGTGCTCGAAACCGTCACGAAGGAACTCAAGCGCATCGGTGACGAAGTGAAATCCGCCGGCGAGAAGGCGCTCGCTGAAGCAAAGAGGGCTGGCGATCTGGGCGTAGAAACGAAAGCCACGGTCGACGAGCTGTTGATCAAGCAGGGCGAACTCCAAGCCCGTCTGCTGGAGGCCGAGCAAAAGCTGGCTCGCGGCGGCGGTAGCGCCGAACTCGAAACGCCGAAGACCCTCGGTCAACTTGTGACCGAATCGGAGGAGATGAAGGGGATGGACGGAAGCGCGCGCAAATCAGTGCGCGTTCGCGTCGATCGCAAGAGCATCATGAACGTGCCTGCGACGGTCGGCAGCGGCGTGAGCGGCAGCAACTCGCTGGTCGTCGCGGACCGTCAAGCGGGGATCATTGCGCCGCCGCAACGGAAGATGACGATTCGCGATTTGCTCATGCCGGGCCAGACGTCGTCGAGTAGCATCGAGTACACCGTCGAAACCGGCTTCACGAACAACGCAGCGGCAGTAGCCGAAGGCGCACAGAAACCGACTTCGGATCTGAAGTTCAATCTGAAGAACCAGCCGGTTCGCACGATCGCACATCTGTTCAAGGCGTCGCGTCAGATTCTCGACGATGCGCCGGCACTGCAATCGTATATCGACGGCCGTGCCCGGTACGGGCTTCAACTCACCGAGGAAGGCCAAATTCTGAAGGGCGATGGTACCGGGGCGAACATTCTCGGCATCTTGCCCCAAGCGTCAGCGTTCATGCCATCCATCACGCTCGCGAATGCGACGCCGATCGACAAGATCCGTCTGGCACTGTTGCAAGCAGTTCTCGCCGAATTTCCGGCGACCGGGATCGTCCTGAATCCGATCGACTGGGCGTCGATCGAGTTGACGAAGGACAGCCAGGGGCGATACATCGTCGGCAATCCGGTCAACGGTACGACGCCGCGCCTGTGGAATCTGCCGGTCGTTGAAACGCAGGCGATGACTGCGAACGAATTCCTCGTCGGCGCCTTCTCGATGGCGGCTCAGATCTTCGACCGCATGGAGATCGAGGTTCTTCTGTCGACCGAGAACGTCGACGACTTCGAAAAGAACATGGTGTCGATCCGTGCGGAGGAACGCCTCGCGCTTGCCGTCTATCGTCCGGAATCGTTTGTGACCGGTGCATTAGTCGAGCAAGCCGGCGGCTGATCGGGGTTCTGCAACCAATGGTGGCCGCCCGCGGGCGGTCATTTTTTTGACAGGGTGTTGGAAATGAACAATCCGAACCGCGTATGGGTAAAGCCCATGCGTTCTTACGGTGGCGAGGATGGGGATAAAAGCCCGTCGAGTGCACCGTACCCGGTTTCTCGTCAACGAGCTGCGGAACTGCGAGTGAACGGCCTTATTCGCGAGGTTGACCCGCCGGATTCGCACGTGGCAGCTCCGGCGGCGATGAACAAGAAGGCGCCCGCCACACAAAACAAAGGGCGGGCTCCGTAAATGGCCGACCAAACGCCGATCGTTTCGCTCGAGGTTGCGCTTGCACACCTGCGCGAGGACGCAGGGGTTGCCGACGATCTGATCAAGATCTACATCGGCGCCGCAACGCAATCGGCTTCCGATTACGTCGATCGCAAGCTTTACGCGAACGACGCCGAGATGCAGGCGGCAGTTGCGGACGCCACGGCTGGCGCCGATCCGATCGTCGCGAACGATGCGATTCGGGCGGCAATCCTGCTCACGATCGGAAAGTTATACGCCTTTCGCGAGGACGTTGTCTCGGGGGCGTCCGCGAGCGTCACCGAACTTCCGAGCGGGGCGAAGAGCTTGCTTTTCCCGTATCGAGTTGGTTTAGGGGTGTGACATGCTGAAGGCAGGCGAGCTGACTGAGCGAATCACTATTGAAAAGCGTGGTGGAGGCGTAAACGAGAACGGCGAACCGTTGCCCGGTGATTGGGTGGAACACGCCAGTGTGTGGGCGAACGTTCGCTTTTTGAGTGGGAAGGAGTACGTCGTCTCGGGAGCAATTCATAGCTCTGCTATCGCGAGTATGCGCATTCGATTTCGCCGCGATGTCGACAGTGAGATGAGGATTCGGCATGACGGTCGCCTATACGACATTGCTGCAGTGCTGCCGAATCGCCGGCAAGGCTATGTCGACTTGTCGGTAAAGGTGGGAGAGAAGTATGTCTAGCATCCAGATTATCGGGCTCGCCGACCTGCGTGCGGATTTCGAGAAGCTTGCGAAATCGCAGTCGACGAAGGCGCTCAGGCGCGCGACAGTGGCTGGTGCGAAGGTGATCCGTGACGAGGCGCGTAAGCGCGCGCCGAAGAAAACCGGGAAGCTGCGTCGCAATATCGTTTCAGCAGCACTTCGGCAGAAAGACGCGCCGGGTTTGGCGACGGCCGGCGTACGGGTCCGGACGAAGGGCAAGGCTGATTCGCCGAACAACGCGTTTTATTGGCGCTTCGACGAGTTCGGCACGCAGCACATGAAGGCTCAGCCGTTCATGCGGCCGGCGTTTGATGCGTCGATCGGCGAGGCCGAGGGGGCGATTCGCACCGAGTTGGCGCGCGCGATCGATCGTGTGCTCGGAGGGCGGCGGTGAGCGTGATCGTAATCCGTGACGCCTTGCAGGGCATAGGTGGTGCGAAGGGGTATCTCGGCGTCGCACCGGAGAAGGCGCCGGCGCCGTATTTCGTCGTGACGCGCGTACATGGCGCGCTCGACATGGCGCTCGCCGGGCTGACTGGCGGCCGTTCCGGTTCCTATCAGATCGACTGCTACGCGCCGACGTTCACCGACGCCGATCGGCTTGCCGACTTGGCAGTCGATCGTGCGATGTCGGTTCAGGATCGGTTCTCGGTCGGAGGTGTCGACGAGTTGCCGGACGACTATTCGGAGGACACGGGACTATTCCGTATCAGCTTGGAACTATCGGTCGAGTTTTGACCGGCACCACGACAATTCATTTGGCTCGCCGCGTGCGGGCTTTTTCTTTTGTGAGGGGTATATGGCAGCAGAGAAGAGCAAGCGCACCAAGGCGCAGGGAACCAAGGTCGAGGTGTCGAAAGTTGCGTCGACCGATCTCGACGCGGCCGATCTGGCGTTCGTCGATCTGAGTGCGACGGGCAAACAGATTCAGTGGCAGGGCGGGCAGTCGGAAGAAATCGACGCGACGACGTTCGCGAGCGACGAAAAGGAATCCGAGCTCGGCTTGCCCGATCCGGGCGAATTCTCGGTCGACGGCAATTACCAGTCGAACGACGAAGGGCAAAACATTCTGCGTGCCGCGCGTGCGACGGGCGAAAAGTATGTGTTCCGCGTCACGTTCGCCGACAAATCGCAGTTTCTGTTCGTCGGCATGGTGCGTCAGTACACGTGGGCGGCGTCGGTCAATGGGCTGATTTCGGCGACGTACAGCGTGCGCGTGAGCGGTGCGCCGAAGCTCGTGCCGCCGCCGGCGGCGTAACTCCCCGATCGCAGATAGGAAATGAGCATGGAAAACGAAAACCAAGGCGTGACGAGCCTGCGTGCAGCGGTGCTGAACCCGCTGACCGGTTGGCGGCACGAACTGATGAGCGTACCGGAATGGAGTGGCGAAAAGATCGCAGTGCGCGAGCCGACGGTCGGCGACCGCATGTTCTGGATCGAAGCGCTTCGGGACATCGCCGGGGTAACGGAGGGCGACGACGAAACGGCGGTTCGCGAGAAGTTCGCGCGCGCGAGTGACGACGCGCACATGCAGGCGAATGCGCGGCTGTTCGTTCGTGTCGTGTTCGGTGAAACGCCGGATGGTTGGCGGCGGCTATTCTCGGACGACGATGCAACCGCGGTCGCGGCGGCGTTCGGCCCCGTGCACAACCGCATCGTCGTGAAGGCGCTCGAATTCGGCAAGCTCGACGTCGACCCGGTCGAAGACGCAAAAAAGCCTTCTGCCGAACCCCAGGCCTCCGCTTCCTGATGTCGCTCGCGCTGCGGCTCGGCAAGACGTTGGCCGAGCTGTGCGAGCAGATGTCGTCCGCCGAGCTGAGTCTCTGGATCGGGTACGACGCGGAATCGCCGGTTGCAGACGATCGTGCGGATCTGCATGCGGCGATGATCGCGGCGGCGGCGTTTCAGTCGCAGGGCGCAAAGGTCAAGGTGTCGGACATGATGCCGAGATGGTCCGGCGAGCCCGCGACGGCGGAGGGAGAGGAAGGCGGCGGTGATCCGTTTCAAGCCGCCCTGATGCGCATGGCGAAGTAGGCGAGAACACACTATGGCAACAAGCCTTCGCGAGCTGATCGTCAGCGTTACGGCGAATACGACCGAATACGACCGCCGCATGCGCGGTCTCTCGTCGACGGCCGGCTCGTATTTCAATGCGGTGCGCGACGGCGGGCGCACAGCGGATGCGGCGTTTGCCTCGAACGCCGCAAGCGTGCAGGTCACGGTGCGCGCGCTCGACGCGGCGCGCAGTTCGATCCGCGAATACGCACAAGCCGCCGCAGCGGCGTTCGGCGTGCATCAGTTGATCGAGTACGCCGACGAATGGACGAACCTGAGCAATCGCCTTCGGATCGTCACGCGTGACCAGATCGATTTCGCGATTGCGCAGAACGACGTGCTGCGCATCGCGCGCGACACACGGCAACCGCTCGACGCGACAGCCGAGCTGTATCAGCGGATCGCAAACAACGCGTCGCATCTCGGGTTGTCTATCAAACAGGTCGGCCCGCTTGTCACCACGATCAGCAAGGCGGTCGCGTTGTCGGGTGTCTCGGCAGATACTGCTCGTATGGGGCTCGTGCAGCTTGGACAAGCGTTCGCGGCGGGGCAGTTGCGCGGTCAGGATCTGAATAGCGTGCTCGAAGAGTTGCCGGGTGTCGCGGATGCTATCGCGCGCGGCATGGGCAAGAGTTCGGCGCAGCTCAAATCGATGGCCGAAGAGGGAAAGCTGACCGTCGGTAATCTCGTCGAGGCGCTGACGCGCGCGGCGGGCGGCACGGATACGCTGTTCGAGAAAATGCAGACGACGATCGGGCAGACGATGACGCGCCTGCAGACGGAGATCGTCAAGTATATCGGCGAGTCGGATCAAGCGACGGGCGCGAGCGCGAGGCTTGCGCAGGGGATCACGTACGTCGCAGAGCACCTCGACGGCATCGTGAAACTCGGCGTGTCGCTCGCGGCCGGGCGGATTGCCGTGTACTTTGGGCAATCCGCAGTCGCGGCGACGCAGGCGGCGACAGCGTGGGTCGGCGCCCGGCGAGCGCTCGTCGAGGAGACGATCAAGCAACACGAGGCGGCGCAGGCAGCGCTCGCCAAAGCGCAGGGCGATCGCGCTGCCGCGGCGGCGAAGCTTCAGAACGCGCAAGCGGCGGAGGCTTCAGCGCAGGCCGAGCTCGCGGGCATGCGAGCGATGCGCGAAAGCCTTGCGATGCAGTCGGCATTGACGGCTGGCTCGATCAAGTACACGGAAGCGAAGCTTGCCGAAGCGCGGGCGGTCGAGGCGACGGCGCAAGCTCACGTCGCAACGGCGCGCGCCAACGTCGCCGGCAGTCAGGAAATCGGCGCGCGCATCACGGGCACGCCCTACGCGGCGATCATCGCTCGCGAGACGGCAGCCGCACAGCAGGAGCTCGAGCGCGCCGAAGCGTCGCTCGCGCTCGCGCAGCAGCGGCGTACGGCGCTTGAGGCGGCAGCGAAGCAAGGCACGATCGACAAAGCGCGTTATACGGCGTCGCTGGCCGAGACGGACCGCGGCCTTGCGCAAGCCGAGCGTGATGTCGCGCTTGCCACGCAGGCTCGTGAGCGAGCGGAACGCGCGGCGACCGCGACCGCGGCGGGTCTGAAGACGGCGACCGAAAGCGCGGCGACGGCGCAGACGGCGCTCGCGCGTACGGGCACGATGATGCGCTCGGTTGGTTCCGGCTTGCTGGCGGCGGTCGGCGGCTTACCGGGAATTCTGGCGACCGTGGGCACGGTGGCGCTTGGGGCTGCCGCGAACTGGCTGCTGTTTCGCGACAACGCGAGCAGCGCGACGTCGAGTCTGATCGACATGCAGGCGCCGCTCGATCAGATCATCGACAAATATCGGCAACTGACGCCGCTGTTACAGGAATCTGAGCGGCTGCGCACGAAGCAAGAGGCGTCGCGGGCGGCCGATGACGCGCAGTCGGCATATCGGAATTTGGCGACGCGGGCGGCGCAAAGTGTCATGGTGCCGACGTTTGGCGATGCGCCGTCGGTGGTCTCGGATGCCGATCAGGCAGCGCTCGATCGATTCCTCGCCGGCCTGGATCGCCTCAAGACGTCGAACCTCGGCGTCGACGAGAAATCGCGCGAGATCGGGCGACTGATCGACCGCTTCGTGTCGGCGACGAGCGGCGGCGAAGCGCTGCGCGAGGAACTGGTGCGCGCCGCGGGCGCGATCGACACGGCGGGCCTCGCTTCGCAGAAAGGCGCGCAGGCACTCGCCGCAATGGATGCTGCGGCAAGGGGGGCCGCCGAGGGCGTTCGGCTGCTTTCTGACGCGAACAACTTCTTCGCCGGCGGAATGGCATCGGAGGCGTGGGAGAAATACGTCCACAAGCTCAGGGAAGAATCCGACGTCATCGGTATGACGGCCCGCCAGAAGGCCGAGTACGAAGCGCGGACGAAGGGCGCGAATGATGCGCAGGCCCGCATGGCCGGCCTCGTCGCCGGACGAGCGGACGCATACAAGTCGCTCGAAAAAGCGATTGCCGACAAGGATGCGAAAGCCGCAGCGGGGGCAAGAACCAACATCGACAATCTGACGCGCGAGCTCGCGCTGATGAATCAGCAGATGGTGGTCGCGAAGGCGCTTGAGGAGTTCCAAGCCGATCTGTCGAGCAAGAAGTTCGAGAAATTCGGCTTCAATGCTGACGCAGCTCGCGCCGCGGCCGCCGCGCGCGGAAAGCAAGCCTTCGACGAGACGGTCGCCTCTGCCGCTGCACAGACAGCACGTGTGTCGACCAACGCGGCAGCGGCTCGCGCGGCGAAGGGGGGCGGTGTTCATTCGCTGGAAAGCGAGCGCATGCTCGACAACATCCGGCAGCGGATCGCGCAACTGCGCGTCGAGGCGGTCGCAACCGACAAGCTGACGCAGTCGCAAAAGGATCTCCTCGCGTTCGATCAAAAGGTGACGGATCTGCGCAGCAAGCGCAAGAAGCTGTCGGACGACGACAAGAGCCTACTTCGCGATCAGCAGGCGATTCGCGGGATGTACGAGCAAGCGTCGCAACTGGAAAAGGAGGTGCGCTATCGCGACGCGATCAACAGGCTGAAGGAGCGCAGTGCGCAGATCGACGCGGAGCTCGGCGACTACGCGGCCGAGCGTCAGCGTGACGTGCAGCGCGAACTCGGGGCGATGTCGATGGGTGACAACGCGCGCGAGCTGAATCAGGCCATCAATCGCGTGAGCGACGAGTTTCGCCGTCGACGGGACGAACTGACGAAGGGCGCGCGAAAGGACGGCACGCTGGGTTCGCCCGAGTACATCGCCGAGATCGAGCGCATCAACACGGCCGAGGCGGAGCAGGTCGCGCGCGAGCGCGGCTATCTCGAGCAGCGGCTCGCGTTGCAGGCCGACTGGCGCGTCGGCGTGAAGCGGGCGATGGCGGTCTATCAGGAATCCGCGCAGAACGCAGCGCAGATGGCCGAGGAGGCGCTGACGAGTTCGTTCCGCAATGCCGAGGATGCACTCGTGTCGTTCGCGGCGTCGGGCAAGCTCAATTTCCGCGGACTGATTGACAGCATGATCGCCGACCTCGCGCGGTTTTCGGCGCGTGCGGCGATGTCTCAGGTGTTCGGAGCGATCGGCTCCGCTTTGGGATTCGGCGGTGTCTCTGATGCCGTCGGCGCGCTCGGTGGTGCGGCAAGCGCGGCTGTCGGCTCGAACGCCTACGGCTTTCATCTCGCGACGGGCGGGGCGGTGTGGGGACCGGGCACGTCCACGAGCGACAGCATCCCGGCGCAGCTTTCGAACGGCGAGTTCGTGGTCCGCGCCGCAGTGGTGTCGCAGCCGGGCGTGCGCGCACACCTTGAGCGATTGAACGCAGGGAGGCGATCCGGCTTCGCGCGATTCGCCGCGGGTGGGCTCGTTGGCGGGAGCGCGGGAGGAGGGGATTCGCCGGCGCGCAACGGCGGGATCTCGGTCAGCGCGCCAGTTTCGATCGAGGGCGGATCGTCGAACCCCGCGAGCCTGATCGCGGTTGGGGAGTTCCGAAAGATGCTGGAACAGATGATACGCGAGCTCATACAACGTGAACGCCGGCAGGGCGGAACCTTGTGGAGAGCGCAAAACGGGATTGCAGGATGAAAGACACATTTGAATGGCCGTCGACGGTACAAGGGCACGGCGGCGATACGACGCTGCGTGTGCGCAAAGCCCAGTTCGGCGACGGCTACACCCAGCGGGCCGCGGACGGCCTGAATAATCGCGAATCGACATTCAATCTGCGGTTTGTCGGTAACGCGGCGAAGGTTGCCGCGATCATCGATTTCCTCGATCGGCATGCGGGCGCGGAGTCGTTCTACTGGACGCCGCCGCTTCGCGCCCGCGGACTCTTCGTCTGCGAAAAGTACTCCGAGCCGATCAAGAACGGCGCCGTCTACACGATGACGGCGCAGTTCGAAGAGACGTTCTCTGTATAGGAGTTCAGATGTCGATACTTCAAAAAATCGTCTTGGGCGAGCCACCCAGCGGAAGTGGCGGCGACAACAACCGCGTCGCGCACATCAAGACGAACGAGAATTTCGGTGTAGTCGAACGTTCGACTCCGCTCGATCTCAGGTGTCTCAACGATAGTACGAACCTGACGCCGGACGATATCGGAAAGCGGTTCGGGATTTGGATGGCCGAGCCGGGAAAGGAAGTCGGGTTTCCGCTCGCGTCGTCCGTGCCGCCAAATTCCTGTATTCACTTGTTCAACGTTCAGGGAAGGGTCGTGATCAAGTTTCAAGCCGGCGACCTGTCTCAACTGAACGTGCTGAATGCCGGCGACTGGGTGAAGTACGTGTCGGACGGTGTGAAGAACTGGCACGTCGCCGAGCGCGGTCGAATGATGTGGGACGAGGTTGTCGGCGGCAAGCTGACGGTGGGCGGCGATCTGTCTGCGGCGGTTCAAAGCGACGAAGGCCACCTTGTGCTTGGCAAGATGCCCGGCTATTTCTACGGAAATAGCGGGTCGGTGGGGTGGTGGTCTTTAGACGCCGGAGGATCGTACCAATACCTACTCAGCGACCATACGTTTCGCGTCAACGACGAGGTAGTCGCAGTGTGCGACAAGGGGAACGCTCTTCGATTCGACTGGGGGAAGAAGACGGCTGGCCAGCTCGGGGCGACGGTCGACGGAAAATACCTCGGCTATCTCTGGCACAGCGGTAACCTTGCACAACCGATGACGCTTGACACACCGCAGTACGTCGGGACGAAGAAGACGTTTACGCAGGCGCAGGAAATCGCAACGGCCCCTACGGGGCTACACACCCAAGCGAACTTGCATCTGAATGGGTTGGGCGGGTTGAGCTGCCTCGGGTTCTCGGGGCAGAACAATACCGTCGGCGTGCAACTCAGGGTTTCGAGTAATACGGCGGTTGCCGAATTGCAGTGCATCAACTACAACGCGACTTCGTTTGGCGTGTTGTCTGCGTCGAATTTTAACCAGGCGTCGGATCGCGCTTTCAAGTCCGACATCAGGACGCTCGAAAAAGTGATGGCGCGGCTGCGCGGTAAGCGGGGCGTGACGTATCTGCAAAAAAACAATCCGGAAGCGGGGCGGCAGGCTGGCGTCATCGCGAACGAGTGGTGGGATTTCCCGGAACTGCTCGGCGAGGGGCCGGAGATCGATGAGGACGGCGATTTCATCGTGCGTCAGTACGACGAGAGCGGCAAGGAGATTTTCGGCGAGAGCGGCCCCCCAAAGGGGCGGCCGTCGCTGACCTTCCGGTACACGAATGCCGTCGGTGTGCTGTTGGCCGGGTTGCTTGAGACGGATGCGGCGTTACAGGACGCGGTCAAGCGGATTGCCGAATTGGAGGCAGCGAAGTGACCATTACCGCGGACATCCAACAGCTCGAGCCGGGTCGACTGATCGAGCTTTTCGAGGTCGACTGCACGGAAATCGGCGCCGACATGCTGCGCTTCCATGGACACATGCAGTCGACGTCGATCGTGTGGCAAGGGAACGAGTACAAGCCGTGGCCGATACAGGCCGCGGGCTTCGAGCAGACATCCGACGCGCAGCAGCCATCGCCGACGCTGCGGGTGGGCGACATCAACGGAACGATTTCGGCGCTGTGCGTTGCGCTTGGCGATCTCGTCGGCGCGAAAGTGTTCCGGCGCCGAACGCTCGCGCGCTACCTCGACGCCGTGAATTTTCCGGCCGGCAATCCGACGGCGGACCCGAACGAAGAAATGCCGACGCAGCAGTGGCGGATCGAGCAGAAGAGCGACGAGCAGCCGGGTTTGCACGTTGAATTCACGCTCTCGTCGCCGCTCGACTTCGGTGGCCAGCAACTGCCGAAACGGCAGATTATTTCGATCTGCCAATGGGAGTATCGCGGCCCCGAGTGCGGCTATACCGGTGCGGCGTGTTTCGACAAGGACGACAACCCGGTGAGCGATCCCGCGCTCGATCGGTGCAGCAAAAAGATCAGCGGTTGCGAACGTCGATTTGGCGTGAATAACGCGCTGCCGTTCGGCGGCTTCCTGTGCGACACGATGGCGTGACGCGCAATTCAATTTCGATACGAGGACCCGCCAAACGGCGGGTTTTTTTATGGACGAACAGATCAAGAAGGCGATTGAGGCGCACGCGCTCGCAGAGTATCCGCGCGAGTGCTGCGGGCTCGTCGTGAAGACCGAGAGCGGCGAGATATACGTGCGCTGCCGCAACCTTGCGGCCGTGCCGACCGACCAGTTCGCGCTCGCGTCGGAGGACTACGCAGCGGCCGAAGACATGGGCGAGATTGTCGCTCTCGTTCATTCGCATCCCGGCGCATCGGCACAGCCGACCGACGAGGACCGCACGATGTGCGGGCGCAGCGGCATCGCGAAATGGGTGATCGTGTCGCTCGGCGTGCAGGCCGATGGCTCGATCGGCATCGACGACTGGTGCGAATTCGAGCCGGGAGGCTACGTCGCGCGACTAGTCGGCCGCCAGTTCGTCCATGGCGTGCACGACTGCTACGCGATCGTGCGCGACTGGTATCTCGCCGAGCGCGGCGTCGCGTTACCCGACTTCGAGCGCGAGGACGAGTGGTGGAACGATGGCCGATCGAATCTCTACCTCAACCACTATCAGGACGCTGGCTTTCTCGACGTCGGCCGCGACGTGACGTTGCAGGTCGGCGACGTGCTGCTGATGCAGATCCGCAGCAAGAACGGCGTGCCGAATCACGCGGGCGTGTATCTCGGTGACGGGCAATTCCTGCACCACATGCACGGGCGTCTGTCGACGCGCGCGGTGTGGGGCGGAATGTGGGCCGACAGCTGCACGACGGTGCTGCGCTACGTGGGAGACAGGAAGTGAGCGAGACGCTTCGCATGATAAGGCTGTACGGCACGCTCGGCGTGCGTTTCGGACGCATTCACCGCCTTGCCGTCTCGTCGACCGCAGAGGCGGTGCGCGCGCTATCGGTGCTGATTCCCGGCTTTCCGGCGTTCCTGACGTCGGCGCGCGACGCCGGCCTCACGTTCGCCGTGTTCAACGGCCGGCGCAATCTTGACGAGGACGAGCTCGAGCATCCGGTCGGGCGCGACGAGATCCGCATTGCGCCGGTAATCGTCGGCAGTAAGCGCGGGGGGCTCTTCAACACGATTCTCGGCGCCGCACTCGTTGCCGTTGGCGCGGTGGCGACGTTCGGTTTCGCGCAGCCGTGGGGCACATCGCTGATGGGGCTCGGCGCGTCGATGGCGCTGGGCGGCATCGTGCAGATGCTCAGTCCGCAACAGGCCGGCCTCGCGGGGACGGCGAACAACGGCACGTCGTACTACTTCAACGGACCCGTGAACAGCGCTGCGCAGGGCGAGCCGGTGCCGCTCGTCATCGGCGAAATGGTCGTCGGCTCGAAGGTGGTCAGTTCGGGAATCTATGCGGAGGATCAGGTTTGAAGAAGGTCCATGCTGAAGGCGGGGTGAAGCGCATCTACGGCGCCAAGGGAGGTGGTGGTGGCGGTGGCAGCAGTGAATCGCCCGACAGCCTGCATTCGATTGCACGCGCGAAGGTGCTCGACGTGATCTCGGCGGGGCCCATCGTGGGGCTGGTGAATGGCCTGCAGTCGGTCTATCTCGACGGCACGCCGATCCAGAACGCGGACGGCTCGCTAAATTTCCAGAACTACACCGTCGACGCGCGAACCGGCACGCAGGATCAGGACTACATCTCGGGTTTTCCGGCCGTCGAGCGTGAGGCCGGCGTCGGCGTGCCGCTGACGTCCGACGCGCCGTGGGTGCGCCAAATCCAGAATACGCAACTGACTGCGGTGCGCGTGCGCTTCGGTGTGCCGGCGCTACAGCGTCAGGACACGTCGAACGGCAATATCACGGGCTATCGCGTCGACTATGCGATCGACTTGTCGGTCGACGGCGGGTCGTATGCGCAGGTGCTGGCCGGTGCGTTCGACGGCAAGACGACGTCGCTCTATGAGCGCTCGCATCGGATCGAGCTGCCGCGCGCAAAAAATGGTTGGTTGATCCGCGTGCGCCGCATCACGCCGAACGCGCACACGGCGACGATCGCCGACGCGATCAACGTCGAGGCGATTACCGAGATCATCGATCGGAAGCTCCGCTATCCGATGACGGCGCTTGTCGGTATGACGTTCGACGCACGTTCGTTCTCGAGCGTGCCAGTGCGTTCGTATCACGTGCGAGGGATGATCTTCCGAGTCCCGACAAACTACGACCCGGAGACGCGTACGTACTCGGGTACATGGGACGGTACGTTCAAGGCAGCATGGACGAACAATCCGGCGTGGGTCTACTACGGCCTACTTCTCGACAAGCTCAACGGATTGGGTGACCGTGTCGATGCTTCGATGGTCGATAAGTGGGCGCTGTACGCAATCGCGCGTTACTGCGACGAACTCGTGTCCGACGGGAAGGGCGGCAAGGAGCCGTGCTTCACCTGCAACTGCGTGCTTCAGACGCGCGCGGACGCATTCAAGGTGGTACAGGATCTCGCGAGCGTCTTTCGCGGCATTTCGTACTGGGGCGCCGGGTCGGTGGTCGCGTCGGCCGATATGCCGTCCGATCCGGTCTACCTGTACACGGCCGCGAATGTCGTCGGTGGTTCATTCAAGTACGTCGGCAGCGAACGCAAGACGCGTTACACGGTCGCGCTCGTCAGCTACAACGATCCGACGAACCAGTACAAGCAAGCTGTCGAGCCCGTGCAGGACGACGACGGGATCGCGCGATATGGCGTCATCAAGACGGAGGTCACGGCGTTCGGCTGCACGTCGCAGGCGCAGGCGCACCGGCTCGGGCGCTGGCTGCTGCTGACGTCGCGGTACGAGACCGGGACGGTGTCGTTTCAGGTCGGGCTCGACGGGACGCTTTGTGCGCCGGGACAGGTGATCGCCGTTGCCGACCCAAAGAAGGCCGGCCGCCGGATCGGCGGGCGCATCCGCGCAGCGGCTGGCGAAAGGATCACGCTCGACAAGGCGCCGACAATCGCCGCCGGCGATCGCTTCACGGCGATTCTGCCGTCGGGTATTGCCCAGGCGCGCGCAGTCAAGTCGGTCGACGGCGACACGGTCACGCTCGCCGAGCGCTTCGACGCCGATCCGGTGGCGGGCGCTGTGTGGATGATCGAAAGCCGCGAGCTCGCGGCGCAGCAGTATCGCGTTGTGAGCGTGCAGGAAAGCGACGACGACGGCCAGATCGTCTACACGATCAACGCGACGCAGTACGAGCCGGGGAAGTACGCGGCGATCGACGACGGCGCACAGATTCAGCAACGGCCGATCACGATCGTTCCGCCATCGGTGCAGCCGCCGCCGTCGAACGTCCGCCTCTCGACATACTCGGTGGTCGATCAGGGTATTTCGAAAACAACGATGGTGATCGCGTGGGATGCAGCGAACCACGCGACAAGCTACGTCGTCGAATGGCGGAAGGATAACGGCGAGTGGGTGAAGGTGCCGTCGACAGGCGGCCTGCAGGTCGAGGTGCCGGGAATCTATCAGGGCAAGTACCTCGCGCGGGTGCGCGCCGAGAACGCGCTCGGCGTGACGTCGATTCCGGCGTACGGCGTCGATACGCAACTGACCGGGAAAACCACTCCGCCGCCGTCGGTCGTGTCGCTGACTGCGGCGGGCATCGTGTACGGGATCGATCTGAAATGGGCGTTTCCGGGTGACGGATCCGCTGGCGACACGCAGCGAACGGAGATCTGGTACAGCCGCACGCCGAATCGCGACGACGCGACCAAGTTCTCCGACTTCGCGTATCCGCAGGCGTCGACGTCGTATCAGGGGCTCGCGGTCGGGCAGGTGTTTTATTTCTGGGCGCGCCTGGTCGACACGTCCGGCAACGTCGGGCCGTGGTTCCCGGCGAAGGGGCCGGGCGTGCAGGGGCAGCCGAGCACGGATCAAAGCGACTACGAGAAGTATTTCGCCGGCCAGATCGGGAAGTCGGCGCTTGGCACGGAGCTGCGCGCGCCGATCGACCTAATCACCCCGCCGATGGCCGGCGACGCAACGATCTACGCGGGCGACGAAAGGCTCAATGCTGGCGTGTGGTCGCTGCAGGCGGCGATCGCCGAGGGCGATATGGCGGTCGCGAAGAAAGTCGAAACAGTCGCGGCCCAGTTGCACTCGGGCTCGAATCTGCTGAACGCCGCGGTGCAGAAGGAGACGATTGCGCGTGTCGAAGCTGATCGTGCGATGGCGCAGGACATCACGACTGTACAGGCGAAGGTGAACGACAACGCGGCCGCTGTACAAACCGTGGCGCAGTCCTACGCCGATCTGAACGGACGCGTCGCGGCGTCGTATCAGATCAAGGTGCAGACGACCGTCGACGGACGCAAGTACATGGCATCGATCGGCGTGGGCATGGACAACGACAACGGCATCGTCGAATCGCAGGTGCTTGTGTCTGCGAAGCGATTCGCCGTGATCGACGAGGGCGGTGCAGGCGTGATCGGCGCGCCGTTCGTTGTGCAAGGCGGGCAAGTGTTTTTGCGGCAGGCGCTGATCGGTGCGGGCTGGATCACGAACGCGATGATCGGCAACTATATCCAGTCCGACAACTACATCGCGGGGCGGCAGGGTTGGCGGTGGGACAAGTCCGGTTGGATGGAAATCAACTCCGTGAACGGAAGCGGCATTCGGACGGTTATCGACGGAAACGGAGTGCGGGTGTACGACGGCAACGGCGTGCTTCGCGTGCGAATGGGGATGTGGTGAGCATGGATGCGGGATTATGGATTTGGGACGGAGCGGCGCGCCTCATGCTCGACGGAACGACACGCTGTGGCCGGATCGTTGGAATGCAGCGTATTCAAGAGGGCATGGACGGCAGCGCGGCGGCAGATCTCTCGCGCGGGGAACCGTTCTGGGCATTCATGCCCGATTGGTTGTTCCGGCACATTTCGATGAACGCCCCGGTGCCCAACGTGGAAATCAATGCGGGTGGGGTGCGATGGTGGTTCAGCCGCGACGGTAATAGCAGCAATCGAACGCCGGTGCCGGGCTGGCTTGTCTACGGGGTTTTCTGATGGATGGAAGATTTCAAGCCTTTACAGAAGGGGGGCTGTTTCAGATCGACGGTTCGACGCCGAACTATCAACTCGTTCAGTCGATGGTGGCGATATCGCAACTGATTCGTATTGAGACGGTCAGGAACGACAAGAATATTCCCTACGAAGGGCAATTTTGGGTGTGCTCGTTCACGTTCTCTGCTGAAGTTCCGCTATATGCGTTCTCCACTGATCCGGGAGTGGGGATATCGATTTGGGACTCCTATAGCAACGACGGGCGGACCTACACGGTGCGCCTTATTACCGAAACGCAGGCTACCGTGCGCTTCTTTGTGTTTTCCAACGTCCCGCCGGTGGATCATGGATTCGGGCTGCAGGTGTTCAACGAGCGCAGTCAATTGATTGCAGATGCGTTGACGCCGTTTTACCGTGTGCTCGACGTGGTTCAGGATGTCTACATGAATGGAACGGGCTGGACGGTGGAGGGTGCTCCCAGTCCTCAATGGCAGCAGCGATTGTATGATCGTCCGGTGTTGATTTCGGGAATGTGGCCCGCGCATTTTATTTGGGGGTCGTCGAACAGCAATCAGCGGCTGTGGGACATCCTTGAGATAAGCGCCGTACGGGTGAGCGGCGGCAACGTATCTTGGGGGACGCTGCTATACAACGGCGGCCGACATCCCAATGTCGCAACGTTTCGCGAATGTTGGCACTATCGATTCATGGTGTTGGACGGAACCGGGATCATCTAATACGCCGCCTTTGGGCGGCTTTTTCATTTCTGCGAGGAGTGGATGCGAGCTAGTCCTACGGAAGCCGTGAGCTACGCGGGAAGCATAGCGTCGGTCGCGTCGTCGCTTACGTTGACCGATATCGGCGTGATCGTCGGTATTCTCACGGCGATCGCGACTTTCGGTTTGAATTTTTACTTCGCACGACGTAAGGATCGTCGAGAGCAGATCGAGCTCGCTGCACGCCTGCGTGAACTGGAGCATCACGATGGCTGAGAAGAAGACGCTGATTGGAGTGGTAGGGGCCGCGACAGCGGCCCTTTTGCTTTCTATCATTCCTGCATTTGAAGGTGAGGTGCTTGTCGCGCGGCCAGATCCAATCGGCATCGTCACGGCATGCAACGGCGATACGAAAGACGTGTACGCGGGCCAGCGCTTCACGCGTGATGAATGCCGCGCGCGGCTCGAGCAACGGCTCATCGAGCACGCGGAGCCGGTCCTGACGTGCACGCCCGGCTTGAGGGGGCGCACATATCAGCTCGCGGCGGCGGTGAGCTTCGCCTACAACATCGGGCCGCGCGCCTACTGCGGCAGCACAACGGCGAGGCGGTTCAATGCGGGCGACTGGCGGGGCGCGTGTCGCGCGATCAACGAGTCGGACAACGGTCGGCCGCAGTGGGTGACTGCTGGCGGTCGAGTGCTGCCGGGTCTCGTGAAACGCCGCGCTACTGAACGCGCAATTTGTGAGCGGGGGCTGTGATGCCGAAAGCAGCTCTGTATCTGTTGGCCGCGCTGCTTGGCATGGCGGCCGGCGCTTGCGTCGAGCACCTGATCGGCGCACATCGGCTTGCCGACGAGCAGGCCGCGCGGGCGTTCGACGCGCAGCGGCATGCCGAAGCGTTGGGCAAGATCTCGCGCGCCGCGCTCGACGCCGAGCAGCGTGCGATCGCCGCGCACGATGCCGCCGCGTCGGCGGTGGCCGCCGTCGACCAACGAACCACGAAGGAGAGGAACGAGCATGAAGCAGAGAGTCGCAGCCTGCGGGCTGCTCTTGCCGCTGGCACTGAGCGGCTGCGCGTCGCTGTCCGACACTGCACGGCAGCCGGTGGCGACGGCGTGCCCGGCGCTTCCAGCGCCGCCGGCGTGGGCGATGGTGCCGCCGCCTATGCAGACGTCGACGCAGCGGTTGCGGAACGCGTTTTCGGCGTCGCCGGCGACGATCAGCGCGAGATCGACAAACTGACGGCCCTACAGGGCTACGTGTGCGCAGTCCGGCCTAAGACTCCGGGCTGCGAACAGAAGTAACGAGAAACAGGGCGACCGGCGTGCGTGCGGGAACACGCATGCCGGTCGCCTTTCCACTGTCCGTGCCAGTGAATCGGCCAAGGCCCTGCTTGCCTACGTAGGCGGGCCGGATTCTACATCAAGTTTAAAAACGGCTTTCACAATGGCAAATCCCATTATTCCCTGGATCGGCGGCAAGCGTCGACTCGCTGACCACATCATCCCGCGCTTTCCGAAGCACGACTGTTACGTCGAGGTGTTCGCGGGCGGGGCGGCGCTGTACTTCATGCGACCGCCAGCCAGGGTCGAGGTGATCAACGATATCAACGGCGAGCTGGTGAACCTGTATCGCGTCGTTCAGCACCATCTCGAAGAGTTCGTGCGTCAGTTCAAATGGGCGCTGACGAGCCGGCAGGTGTTCGAGTGGCTGAAGCATACGGTCCCGGAAACCCTCACCGACATCCAGCGTGCGGCACGCTTCTACTACCTGCAAAAAAGTTGCTTTGGCGGGAAGCTTGAAGGGCAGACGTTCGGAACGGCGACGACTACGGTGCCGGGCCTGAACCTGCTGCGCATCGAAGAAGAGCTATCGGCGGCGCACATTCGTCTCGCGAATGCGTACATCGAGCGGCTCGATTGGGCGACCTGCATCGATCGTTACGATCGGCCGCACACGCTGTTCTACCTTGATCCGCCGTACTTCGAGACTGAAGGGTACGGCGTCGCATTCCCTTTCACGGAGTACGAGAAGATGGCCGAGCGGCTGCGGTCGATCAAGGGGCGCGCGATCGTCAGCCTCAACGACCATCCGGAGATCCGGCGCGTGTTCGCCGGTTTCCATATCGAGAGCGTGCCGATTCAGTACACGATAGGCGGCGGGAAGGGCGTCGAGCGCCGCGAGCTGATCATTTTCAGTTGGGACGATGCGGCGCAGCCAGTCGGGCTGTTCTGATCGATTGGCTGCGCGCGTTGCTCGTCTATGTCTGCGGAAGAGTTTCGTAATTGTTGTGTAATATTTCGTCCGCGGGGCATGGTATATCAATAAGAACCTGGGATCAAAATGAAGAAAACGATCATTGCGATAGTGGTGGCGGCGACGCTGGTAGCATGTGGGGGCGGAAACGACGGGCCGACAGCGTCCAGTCCAGCGATCAAGTTGACGTATTCAGGGGCACCGATCGTCGCGGCGCGTTCCGCTCGTGTGATGGCTGCAGCTGCGTCGACGACGGGCGGTGGAGCCGTGTCGAGCACGCAAGCAACTATCGATGCGCTACAGAACGCGTTTAAGGCGCGCGGTGCCGATATCGGCGTGTATCCCGGCGTCGTCGACGGAACTGCGTTGCATCAACTGGTGATGGCGGAAAGCGGCGGCGTTGGCCCTACGCACGACGAGGTATTCAACGCGAATATCAACGTCAGCGAATGGGTGTTGATGAATTTCGAGTTCGACGACATGACGGGCTACATCGACACACCCGAGAAGCAGGCGGCGGTCGATCAGTTCAAGCAAGATCTCGCCGTGTACGGTGCGCGAGAATACATGAAAGGTCGCGTTGTGCATGCCGTCTTGCCCATCGTGTCATGCCAGCCGGAGCGGGTCGAGCGGTTCATCGACGCGGCGGGTTTTGCTCATGAGCGCCGATATCCGACCGCGTCACGGGCACTGTACGGGGCGATCAATTCTGCATCTCGTAGTGGAGCGGTATCGTTCTTGACGGTCGGCGGAGTCTATCAGTCGAATCCCGGGCACATGGGCGATGACTGTTCCACTCCGGACCAGTCTGCGCAAGACGAGCAGATTAGCCGCATCGTCGATCCGCTCGTGATCAATTACCATACGGCGCTCGATACTATCGACAAGTGCAAACACAATCCCGAGGCAATTCCTGAGTATGAGCGAGCGGGGCAGTGCTGGGGGATCGAGCCGGAAAAGAAATAGTTCGTTCAGTTGCCCCGGTCGCTCGACCGGGGCTTTGCATCCAAAATCGGGTGCATTGTTTTGATCCAATTCCGGTGTTCGCGGAATTACGAATTTGGATTCCTGTTATGTCTGACAGGGTGGTTCCGGCAATTTCCCCCGTGCTACATTCCATCGAAAATTTCCTTGTGGAGAGTTCGACATGGGGTTTGCGTTTATTTGCGAGGGGGACACGACCACGCATGGGGGGCGTGTGGTCGGCTGTAACGTCGCTAACACGGTTCATGGAAGGGCAATCGCATTGCTTGGCGACATGGTGACGTGTCCGCGGTGTGGTGGGATTTACCCGATCGTCAGCGTAAAGCGCGAGTTGAACATGACGTTTGGTGATAGGCCGATTGCTACAGACGGAGACAAGACCGCGTGTGGGGCAACGCTTATCGCGTCGCAAGGCTTCGCCACGGTTGCCCCTACATCAGGGACCGCTGGCGGCAATTCGATCGGCGGTGGGAAGAGCGTCGTCCCGCAGTCGATGTCACGAGGGCCGGACAATCTATACCGTGGGCGCTTCCAGGTATTTGACGAGACGACTGGAGAACCGATCGCGAACCATCCCTACGTTTTGCAAACAGCGGACGGCCGGACAATATCCGGCCAGACCGACGCCGACGGCTACACGCAGTGGCACGAGGCAAACACGGCTGGATCGTTGCAATTTTCAGCCGAGTCGACTCAGGGGCCGGGCGAAGGCGGTGTTTTATGAGTGGTCGTGCCTACGGAGCCAACTCCGGTCAAGGTGGCATGTCGCCGAAGGGCGAAACGACGCCCGTGCGTCTTCGGCCCGCTACACCCGACCCGGTCGATAAAAAGGTCATCTGCAAGGCCGTTTGTGTATGCAGTCGAGAGCCAGACACTGGTGCATCGGGCCAAAGCCTCAAGCAGCAGTGCGTTTCGCGCAACCTGCGCGACGTGGATCGGTCGATGGGGTGGAAGAGCCCGTACAAGTCGGAAGTCAACTACGACATGACGCAGATCCCTCCGTCGCCGATCATGCGCTCCGCGTCTCCCTTGGAGCCGCACCCTTACTTGCCAGGCTGGATTCAAAAATACTGGCCTGGCGGGAAAGATGCGTATCCCGCTCGCGCCGGTGCTGTTCGGCGCCCCGACGTGGTGATTGTCAAGGACGGATCTCTGCCGCCAACTCAGGACAACATCAAGAGCGTGGTGGAGATTAAATTCCCGCCTCAAGAAAGGGATCGCGAGCAAGAGGACGACTACGCACGCATTGCCGGTTCGCCCGAAAAGGTTGCGACTATGGGCCCCGGCGACTGTGACTGCTCCGACGATGACGCCAATGAAAGTCCGCTCCGAGCGGTTTCTGAGGCGCTCTCCGAACTCGGGCGTTCCCTGCGTCAACTACTTAACCGCAGTCCTGCTTCCCCGCCTAGCATGGGTGGTTTGCCGTTGCCGCCGCCCCCCATAGTCGTTCCATAATTGAGCCTTCCTAGCATCGACGCGAATATGGATCAGAATTTTCTCGAATGGGCAAAGGCCAATCAGGGCAAAGCGCTGGTGCCCAATGGTCTTTTGGAACCTCGCTACGCAACCGGTGGAATCGGAGCGGCCGTCGTCGTGCGCGCGTCGCTCTATTTTGAGCGTGCATTCGATCCCGCCGTCCGCGCGGCGGTTGCCGACTGTTTCGACGACTACTGTGCTGTACCCGAATGCAAATTGACGTTCCTATGGAGTAACGGGAAGGCGGCGCAGCCGTTCGCGCGAGCCAAGCCTCTGCGTGCAGCAGCCAGTAAGCTCGGTCCTGAGGACCGTTTCGACTTCTGCTACGTTGGCGGGGAGCAAGCCTCGGACGCAAGTTTTTGGAGATTCGAGGTCGTGGGTCAGCGCCAGTGGCAAGAGAAGATGGGCAATCGCGGTCTCAACTCCCTTGCGTTCTCATGGCCGGTTGTGGCTGTCCAAGAGAACCCCGATGCCTTCGCAAAACTGTTCTTTGATGCTGCGCGCCGCTTAGATGCCGTTCAAGGTCAGGCGGGCTTCGCCGTCAACCTTTCCCCGACCGCTCCTCACGAGAATGAGGCGACCGAATACTGGATCGCGCAAATTATGCCGGGGCTCGATGTCGGCGACCCCGGATCGACTTCAGCCCGCGATCTGAAGGGCAAAATTAAATCCGTCAATTGGCTGACAGCCATCGGCAAGCCCATGTTGGACACCGTCGGCGGTGTTCGCGCGCTGACGTCGGAACTCCCTCCGAATTGGTTTGCCATTGGTGATTACGGTGCCGGCGTTATCGTCCGTGCGGGCGTATTGCCTGAGTCGGGTCTCTCCGAGCGCGAGGAGCAACCCCCGTTCTTGCCACCGACCTACGTCGTCCTCGATAAGGCACTGCGGCGCGTGCGAGCGGAAAGCATGGACATTCTTCAGCGCGGCACGGTCAACGCCGGCGCGCCGGTCTACAACACGCGCGAATCAACGGCAGCGTGGCTGCGCCGCTTCGAGGTGGGCGACGACGAATTGCTCAGTGCGAAGGCTGCGATTCTCAAAACGCCGCGTTTGCCCAAAGGCTCGATTCCGAGTAGTAGTGGCGATCCAGTCTGATGCATCGGCAGTTCGCCGCGCCGCTCCCGTTTTGGGCGGGCAGTAGGTGGCCGGCGAGAGTGGCGTTCGCCACAGTCGAGCAGGTATTCGCATCTCATCGGGAAAGTTCTGGTCGTTCATCTTTTGTCCCTGCTACGTGATGCGATAGAACGCCTCTTCGCCGCGCTCGACTTCAAGGATGCGCTTTAACTGGTCGAGCGCGAATAGCTCCATCCCACGTTTCTCTGCCTCAGCTCGAGCTGCGTCGACGAGCTTTTGCGATTTTCCAACAATGTTGTTTCGCAAATATGCGATCTCGAGAGCCATGCGTTGCTCGAGCGTATGCCGGCCGACCTTCTTGCCTTCCTCGAGACGCCATTTTTCGCGCAGTTCAGCCCACGTTACCCGCTGAAATTGCGGGACTGATTTCGGCGATGCGCCGGGCGGCGCGTCGTCTGGCGACTCCCAGCGCTTAGACTTGAGCTCTTCGCGGGCACGCCACTCGTCCGAAAAGGGCGCGACCGGTTCTCGCATACGGGCGAATGGGGCGGCACGATCGATTTCCTTCTCGACAATGTAGCCAAGCCTCCGTAGCGGCGCCCCATACTCGAGCAACGACGGATCAATTGCGCGTGCCCGCCGCGACGCATCTGCGATGCAACTGCGGAGCTCCCACAACGTGAGGCGTTGGTGTTGAACTTCGAGAATCAGCCGTTGGACGTCTGCATACGTGCAGCGCGTCCACCACTCGGTCATCTCGGGTAGTTTGGGAGGGTTGAACGGTGGCAGGATCATTTCGTAATACGAGAAAACCTGTAATTTTATACAGTATATCTTGGACTATGATGAAGTGATCCATCCCCTGAAAAGAGGTGCCGTCGTGTGCACCAACTATCGCGCCCCTGACGAAGATCCGGGTATCAGCGAGCTCCGGCTTGGTCTGATCGACCTATGGAAGAGAACGCCTTGGGAGCCCGAGATTTACCCGGACTATCTTGCGCCCACGGTGGCGATGATCGATGGGCGCGTCGAGGCGTTCCTCGCGGGGTTCGGCTATTGGCCGCGTGCGCTGCAGAAAGCGAACATAGAAAAAGCGAAGGCCGAGGGCAAAGCGCCGCCGATTATGCGTAGCACAATGAACGTGCGCGACGACAACCTCGGGCAATCGCCGCTATACGGGCCGGCGTGGCGCGCGGGTCGCCGCTGCCTGATTCCGGCGCGATGGATTTACGAACCATGCTACGAGACCGGCCGAAACGTCTGGCATCGAATCGGCCTGACTGATTGGCGGCCGTATTGTGTTGCAGGGATCTGGCGCACGCTGAAGAGTGAGGATGGAAGAGAGACGCACACGATGGCGATGATCACCGTCAACGCCGAGGGCGATCCCATCATGTCGCGCATGCATAAGCCCGGCGACGAAAAGCGATCGGTCGTCATACTTCGGCCGGACGATTGGGAAGAGTGGCTCACGACGTCGAATGCTGAAGCCGCTCGCGCGATGTTGCAGCTCTATCCCGCGGGCGACATGGTTGCAGCGCCAGCACCGTGATTGGGAAGGGAGAAGGCGCCGTAGCGATCAGCGAGCCAAATTTCGACGTTTAGGTATCGAGATTGGTCCCACCCAAAAATGAAAAAGCCCGCACGGTGGCGGGCTTCCTCGCGATCAAGATGCCCAATTTATTAGACACCGATTGGACTTGCTATTAGACAGGTCCTGTCAAAGTGCGGCGGAACCTTTTGTATAAGTGGTCGGAGCGATAGGATTCGAACCTACGACCCTCTGATCCCAAATCAGCAGCTAGCACATTTATGTAAGCCTTGCCAGAAAAGGCCATAGGGCAGATTATGTCTAATGTTCTGCTCAAAAAATGAGCACGTAGCGACGAGGCTTTGCGGGCAACAGCCGAGCATTTATTAGACACGATCAAGCAGATTTTGGCAGTCTTAGACGCAGGTCTGCCACCGGCACATTGCGCTTTTTGATGTATGTTTCAGTCATCTTCTCGTCGGTGTGCGCGGCGGCGATTTGGAGCGCCTTCACGTCATACCCGGCACGTTCGCCATCGGTGAGCGCTTTGGCTCGGATGTCCTTCACCGTGTATCCAAAGTGCGACAGGTTGGCGCGTTTGGCAGCTGTTTTCCACGCTTTCAGGATCGTGTTCGCAGCGTACATCTTCCCCTTCCGGGTGTGGACGACTGGCATATCACCGATTGTCGGCCGGCCATCAATTTGCTGAATCCGCAACAAGACTTCGTTGATCTCGGGCGTGATCTTGAAATCGACCCGTACACCGCTCGAGTCCGCCGTTTTGCTCGGGACGAAATGAATTACCCCGGCCTCGCGATCCACGTCTGACCATTTCAGGGTCCGGATCTCGGTCGAACGCTGCGCAGTGAGGTAGCAGAGATCGATGATGCACTGCATCATAGGCCCGGTGGGTACGTCAGCTACCACTTCTTTCTCGCTGTCCGTCCCCGAGTTCAGCTTGTACGTAGTCTCAAGCATTGCGTTCCGGATTGCAGAAAAATGCGCGTCGGTGATGTAGGTTTGCCGCGGTTTCGGTTTCTTCAGCTTGACTTCTCTGCACGGATTCGTATCCCGCTTCCCCTTGTCGACGCACCATTGAAAGAAGCCAGACAGGAATGCGCGCATGACCCGCTGCATATGTAGTTTTCCGGCGTATTTCACCTTGAGCCAGTTATGGACGTGCGTTGGCTTCACGTCTGCGACGTTGACCTTGCGAAATCCATTGCCGGCGTAATCTCCATACTTCGGCCACGCCTTTTCCTTATGCAGTAGTTTGCTCTCACGCACGTACTGATCGATCAGTGGACGCATATCTCCAGATCCTTCTGGACGTTCGCGTTTTTTCCGCTCTTCCGCCAGTCGCTCGACAAGCCTTGTTTCGTCGTCGGTCAGTTTGCACAGGCGAATCCATTGTCCTGAAACGGGCTCGCTCCAATACCACGCGCCATGCTTGGCGTACACGCGCGGATACTTCGCTTTCTTGCGATTGGTAGCCATCAGTCAAAGCAGAGTTCAACAGTAGAAGTTTCGGAATGCCCGACGAGGCCGGCCCTTTTTGCTTGGAGTGATTCGAATGTTGACCAAGTCATGATGACGGCTCCGTTTGCGGCTGTGACGACGTTGATTCCGAACGTCGCTTTGAACCAGTCAGCTTGTTTCGTGTATCGCTTTTTGCCGGTGACGATCGCGAGGTCGGCCGGCGTCATCAGGCGTTCGGTCATGCTACGATTCCTTTCAGTTTTGTTTCAAAAATTGATGAGGTGGCCGTGGAACTTGAGACGATCAAGCTGTGCGCCGAGTGCACTGAACTGCATGGGCAACCGTCGACGGTCAAGCCGACGCATCTCGCGATGGTCGGCGCCGGCGTGTTCCAAGGCGAATGTCGAGAAGAGCACTACGAGTGCTCGACGTGCGGTGCTGCGTTTGCCCGTGTCTTGACGGGCGAGACAGCGTCCCGAGTGTGGATTGCGGTGAATTCAATCCAGCACTGACGCTCACGCACGTTGCGCCGTCAGACTCATGAAATCCGGGAGTGCTACGATCGCCCCGGTTCGTTTCATGATCGCATTCAAATGCAGCATTTGTTCACGATTCGCGGCTATCACGTCGACTGCACGCCGCGCGCGACTGAAGACGGTCAGTTCGCCGCACAGGTGACGTTCACCTACATTGGCTACAACCCGGAAGCGTCGTTCAAGAATCTCGGGACGTACGAAACCGAAGAGTCGGCCGTCGAGCGGGCGCGTTCGTTCGCTGTCGAGTGGCTCGCGCGATACGGTTGAGGCCGGCTATGCTCGAGCGATTCACGTACCGCGGCTACGACGTTGAGATCGAGGCGATCGAGCGCGAGGGCGATGCGCTCGGCCCGCGTGTGCTGGTCGGCATGTCGATCGTCCGCGTGCGCGACGGCGAGGTGCTGTTTCGCGAGTCGCCGATTCGTGTGCTGCCGGCCGGCGTGACCATCACGTCCGAACTGGCGATCGAGTACCGAAGAGACGAGGCTCGAAGACGGGTAGATGATGCGACGGCTCGGTAGTGCTTTCTTGAGTCTCGCAGTTTTCGAGGCTGGCGCGCTCCATCGGGCCGCTGAACTAGATCGGACGCTCTTTCATCGATCTTCCGGGAATTCGTTGTGCGTGCGGCCGTCGAGCAGCCGGCCGGCGGCTTTCTTGCCGACGCGCTCTGCATAATGGACGCGTTCGCCATTGAGGCCGTGTCCGCCTGCCAGATTGATCCAGCGGCCGGGTAGGCGAGCCATGCGATCGCACCGACGATAGTCCGGATCGTCCCGATCGCGGTCGTAGGCGAGAGAGTGTTCACCCCATTGCTTGAACAGGAACGGCACATCTGCGGCAGCGCACTGGTCGCGCAGCGACCGAGCCCAGTCGGGATGCATCGGGCGGGCGCCGTGGCCGCTTTCGCCGCCGGCGATCACCCAATGTAGGCCGCCGTCGGCTGGTCGGCGTAGTTCGAACTGGCGCTTGCCGCCGTGCGTGCGGAAGTTGCCGGTTGGCTCGCTGTAGATGTGGAAGCGCAGGTCAACCGACCCAAGCAGCGGCTCCATCGACAGGAAGCGTACGCGCGCGGGTACTGCGAGCAGCTTCGGGATGTCGCGGTCGGCCTCTTCCTGGTTGACGATCGTCGCGCCGATCCAGACGTTATCCGGCAGTCGGTCGATTCCGATCTCGCGTAGCATCGCCGCGACGTTGCCGATGCGCTTCGTCAGCAACAACCAGTCGAGGTTTGGCGTGTCGGCGATCAGGCGGAACAGGTCCGCGCGCCACGCCGGATCGACAGTGTTGTCGAAAACGTCGGCGAGCGACGCGCAGAACACGCGCTGTCGGTGGCCGTGGATTGCATAGAACGCGCCGTCGCGGTTCCACTTCATGGGCTTGCGCCAGTTCGCGGGCGACGTGCGCCGCTGCGGCGCGCCGGGCCCCCAATTGACCGCCGTGCCGCCGGAAAAGCGCGCATTGCGCGCCTCGGCATAACAGTGGTCGCATCCCGGACCGACCTTCTGGCAACCTTCCCACGGGTTGAACGTGTGGTCGCACCATTCGATTTTGCTGTTCTCGCTCACGATTTGCTCCCTTGGGTGCGGGCGGCGTCGAGGGCGCATTCCACCTCGTCTACATCTGGCAGCGGCTCATTGCCGCTGCGCCAGCGCTCACGTAGTTCAAGCGCGTACGTAGCCGCATCGACATACCATGCTCGCTCCCGCAGCCAGCGATAGCGCTCTGCGCAGAGCTTGTCGTCATCCGTCACCTCGGAGCGCGGCTCCGGCTGGCTCGGATGGGGGGCGAGAATTGCTTCCAGTTCTTCCGCAAGCTTGTACTGGCAGGAATGTCGAGCCTCGTCTGCTGCGCGGCTGATCACCTGACATTCGCCGACCGTCAGCGCGTCGTTATTCGGCATGGTCGACTTCCCTCACTTCTTTGATGAAGTCGGCGGCATCCTCAGACGACTCGAAGAAAAATGCCTTATTTGTTCCGCCGTCGTAGACATGCGCCCATTTCTTTAGACTCGGCTCGTAAGCCTGCACGCTGTACTTCGGCTTGAGCGTGTTCATGTCAAGCCACGGATGAGTGCGCATTCTCCATTCCAGGCGCACGCTGCTGCGCGCGATTCCAAGTTGCCTCTTAGCCATGGCTGGCTCCCTCGGCAGTTGACTTGCCGCAAAACGGGCAGTAGCTGGAAATGACCGGAATCAGCTTTCCGCGCGTGAATCCTTTCGCCTGCGCGACGATCTTGAACTCGGTCTTGTGGATCACGCGTATCGAATTGTCAGACATGGAGAATCCGGCCGATTGGCAGTCGGCCGAAGCGTCCACGCCGAGTTCTTCGCTGTAGCGTTTGGCCAGTTTGATCTCGATCTTGCTTATGCAATTGCAGTTCATGATTTGTCGACTCCATTGAGAAGGGCGCGGAGCACACAGGCATGGGCATTTAACATGCGCGCCTCCATTGTCTTGGCTGCAAACTCGATTGCCTCGCGCTGGCTGTTCGTCAGGCTCGCCACCCTCGCGGCGGGCGGGGCGGTGTAAAGAGGTTGCTTTTCGTAATCGCGGTCGCAGACATGGACGGGGTCTCCATCGCAATAGCACCAGTTATCGCCGCTCGTTCGATAGCGCCACGCTGCCGCCTCTCCCGCATCGGCGGGGGCCAGCGGACCGCAAGCGCCAAGCGCTTTTCCGTCGCGCAGTCCGGCCGCATAGCCCTTGTTGCTTGCCGCGATCAGTTCAGGATCGTCGCGCTCGCGCGCCTCTGCCGGTGCGTCGGCCTGCGCGGGTTGCGGGGCGGCGTCGGTTACGGCAAGGAGCACAAAATCTCGCCATAGGGAAAGTTCCGGCGATGCAGGCTTGGGCTCGACTCGCAGGTACTTTTTGCGAGACCGATCATCGCTTCGTCGTTCGCCCAACCGTCGCCTAGAGTATGGACATCGGCTGACAACGCTTGGAGGGCGGCGGTCACTCGCTCCGCAGCGGGCGATGCTGCTGCCCGGTGATGCTTTGCCAATTCCGCGCACTGGCGGCACACACCATCGCCGTTCTCGTACACGCATTCGTGATCTTCCGTCTCACCCTCCGCAGCGGGCGATGCTGCCTCTGCGTGAACGGGTTGAGGGGCGGCTGCAATACCTGCCAGCTCATTGAGGACCTCGCGACGTCGATCGGTTCCCTTGAACATCTGCGCCACTTCGACAAGCACACGGCGCTGTTCGTCTGTCAGGCGCACCGCCTCCGCAGTGGGCGATGCTGCCGCGCGTGCTTCTTGCCATGCATCCCGCAACCGCTCGACTGCACTGATTTCCGGAAAGCGATCACACCACGCCTCGAACGACACCGCCCGTTCGTCGGCCGGCGCTGCCGACGGCTCGCCATCACCCGATTCGAGATAGAAGCACCCCACGTCGTTGCACGCCTGCGCGGTAGTCGATCCGCAGTGCTTACACGCGCCGTCGGCCGGCGCTGCTGCCGACATAGCGGGGAAGCGGGATAGTTCGTCTGCCGCTTCGCGAAGATCATCTTCGAGCAGGATGGTTCCGTGTCTCGCTGACTTCGGCACCCACCAGCGAAGCCGATCCGCAATCGGCGCATTCTCATCGTACTCCCCATGGTCACGCGTGCATTCAGCCTGCCAGCGGTCGTACCAAGTCGCCCCTTCCGCACCTGTCTCATTGGCAGAGGCGGCCAGATTCAAAGCGTTACGGATCGCCAGGATCACATTGCCTACTGTCGCGACATTCTGTCGAAGTGCGCCGGCGCCGACTTCGTAGTCGATCGCGCCGTTCGTAATCGCCCGCACGCAGGAGAGTTGCGCCTCGACTTCATCGAGCGCTTTGTGTGTGTCGTCGTCGAGTCGAGACAACTCGGTCCGCAGACACATCGTCAACCACGCAGTGGCCTTCACGAGATCAGGGATTTGCGGAAGCGCCGCCCGCTCGTCGGCCGGCGCTGCTGCGGGCTGCTCGACAGGGGGTGCGGCGAGGGCCGATTCTGCGCGTTCGAGGCGGTCGAGGAGCGCAAGGATCGTCGCTGGCTTCGCGGCTCGGAAATACGCCTCGGCCGCCCCCGGTTCCGTGCCGACACCGTAAAACTGCACGCCGATCGCCACATGGTCGTAATTGCAGTAATCCGATTCGAACGGAATGCAGCCTTCGCCTTCGCATGCGGGGCATGTGATATAGCTGCCATCAGGCCGGCTTTCGATTCGTTCTGCGCCGTCGATGTCCTGCGGCGTAACTGCGCGCGCAGCCAGTTTCAGCGTCGCGATGTGCTCGTCCGTCAGCGCATCAGCGCGGCTCTGTTGTTGGTCGTTCATGGTCGAACCTCGATTCAAGACGGTTTGCGGATCTCGACCGCACACGGCGTGGTCATCACTTCGTGCAAAGCCGCTTCAAGCCATCCCATGACCCACTCATCGCCCACGACGCTTCGAAGCAGTTGGTAAGCGGAGAGCAGCGACGCGGACAAGTAGGAGACCTTCTCTGATTCAGTCATCGTGGCGATGCCGTTGCGGGTGTAGTCGTCCAACACGAGCATTATCATCCGCATATCTTCGGCTTTCTCGGCGTCGCTGTATGGCGAATCAGCGTGAATCTTCGCGGTGGTCATTATTCGCGGCCCTCCACGTCTGCCGCAGTGATGACGTACTCACTCACGTTGACGACGCTGTAGAACGTCGGTTTTGCATGCTTCTCGATCCAGCCCGAGAGAAGCGTTTCGAGTTCGGCCTTTGCTTCCGGCGCGATGTCCGGATATCCATCAGCAGCTTCGCCGACCTCGTCATAGGCGCGGTCGCCGATCATATCGATCACGTCGTTGGCGTCGCACAGGCGCACGATTGGGATCGGCTCGACATCGCCGTAGAACACAACATCGCCGACAGCGAGCTCGTCGTGCATATCGAGTAGTTCGTCGAGCGCATCGCACGAGAAGAACTCGTTGTCTTTGCTCCGGACCGTGCGTCTCACATCGGTGGTAGCGCTGCTTCCCGTTTCGTTTGTCACGTTCAAAGATCCTCCAATAGCTTGTCGATCGGCTTGCGCGATTGCAGGACGACGAGAGCCATTTGTCTCTTACCTTCGTCGAACCCCGCCCGATAGGCGGCGTGTTCTGCGGATGTGCGCCCGGTCGGCTCCGTTGTATGCCGTGTGCGATCGCGGCGCACCTTGGGGGGAATTGCACGTGCAAACAGCGCGTGCGGGCCGTCTTCGGTGTCGTAGATCTCGAGCAGCACCCAACCTTCGCCATCGGGTGGTGTCGGCGTCCATGCGCTACAGTCGACGCGTTCGTGGTACTGCTCGTAGCTTTCGGCATCGACGTCGGATTCCATGCTGATGAATGCCGATTCGATGCCGAACGCTTTAAGGAACCTGTCGACGCGTACATCCTCGTCGCAGAGGGGAAGCTCGGGATGCGTCAGCCAGCCTTGTTCGTCGCGCTGGATCTCGCGCGGTGCGAGCAGCTTTGCTCGCAACCCTTCGAGCGAAACGAAGCCGTCGAAGAGCGATTCCCGTGTCGCGGTCGCGAGGTCGAGCCGAAGAGCCTTTGCTTGCTTCAGTACCTCGTCGCGCTGCGGAGACTCAGGCAGCCTGTCGACAGCGCCGACAAGCTCGAATGCGTACTGCGTCAGGTTCACGATGCCGTTCGCGCGCGGTGTCGTCTCATTCGTCATGTCGTGCCTCCGTTCAATAGTCGCGGCCGGGGTAGTAGGTATTGATGCTGTTCTCGTCGCCGTCGATGATCAGCTTCGTGCCGGCGGCGTAGAGCTGAAACAGGCGGCGCTTGAAGCCGTGCATGGGGCCGACAAACAGCGCCTTGCTAGGGTCTTTTTGATCGATCTGAACGCTGTACACCTGGCCGTCGTGGACGTCGATCTGATACGGGCATTTGTAGTGTTCGGTATCGCTCTCCTTGTCCAGGTAGATGTGGTAGAACTTCGAACTGGTGATGCTCGCTTCGCGAACAATCAGCGTGATCCGATCCGACTCATCGCACGAGCACGGGCGGTACTGGCGATTGGTATGCTCGTCCTTGATGAATTCCTCGACGAGTTGCGAGAGCTTGATTTCGTCCGGTGCGGGCGCGAGCAGCTCCTTCATCTGCTTCTCGATCTGCGTTTTGATTGTCGCGTTCAACTGCGCGTCGACCTGTTGTCGGATGATCTTGAGAATGAGGTCGTTGTATCCGGGCAGACCAAGGTTATGAAAATCGACTTGAAGCGCGGTTTTGACGTGCTTTTTCAATTGCTCGCTGAAGGTCGAGTACGAGCGGAGTTCCTCGTCGAGAATCGAGGTGATCGTCTTCGTCAACTTTTCTTCAATCGCCTTCTCGATCGCGCCGGCCGCGACGATGTTCGAGAAGGCAGTGGAGATGGCTTGTTGCAGTTCTTTCATGACTTGGCCCTCATGCGCATCATTGGAATTCGAAAAAGTGCTGGCCCTTACAGGCGTCAGCTCAGACGGGGATTCAAGGGCGGACACTCAGCGCTCGCATAAGGCAGCGTTGCATGACTGCTTGGCATCAATTTGAGGGAATGGCGGGGCCCAACCGCCACCGCCGAGCGTCCGCTCTTGAATCTCCGCAGAGGAAAAAGAGGGTGCCGAACTGGCCACCCTTAAAGGCCGCCCATATCCGAGGGGAGAGCCGGGCGCGGGCTCAGAATTTCGTTACTTGATCTGGACGAACGGGACGCTGCTCGAGCCCATGTACTGGGGGAGCTTGCCGTCCCATTTCTCGATCGCCATCTGTTGCAGGATTTGGCTGTTCTCGCGTAGTGCTTTCGCTTTCACCTCGAGCGCTTCGGCCTCGCCCTTGGCGATCGCGACTTGCTTTGCCGCGTCCGCCTCGGCTGCACGCAGTTCGTTCTCCTTCTGCTGCGCGATCTGCGTCGCTGCGATCTTCCCGTTGATCGAGTTCATGACCTGCTCGGGGAGGCGCATCTGATTCACGAAATAGACCTTCTCGACACTGATTCCGACCTTCGCGGCGTTCGCCTTTACCTCGTCCTCGACGCGCTGCTGTAGTGCCGCCTTGCCCCTGCCGTAGACGTCCTCGACCGCCATCGACGCGCCGGCGAGATTCAGGGCGTCGCGCACGATCGCGCGCAGGTAGACGCCCGTGATCTCATCGACTCCGCGCCGATACTTCTGGAACACCTTGGGCGCGTTCTCACGCGGGATCGCGTAGCTGACGCCGATGTCGGTGTTGACCGACAGGCCCTCCACCGTCTGGAACGTGAACGACTCGTCGGACTTGCCAGCTTTGTCCCACACGTAGGACTGCGTGAACGTCGGGAAGATGAACATGTCGACGTTGGGCCCGTTGAAGTAGCGCCCGGGCCCCTTCACTTCGACGTTGACGCCGCGGTCGTCGCCGTAGCGTTGCACCTTCACACCGACGTAGCCGGCCGGGACGTTATCGCAGCCGGCCGCGAGGAACATCGTCGGCGCGAGGATCAGAATCAGAAACAGGCGTTTCACTTGGTCTCCTTGAAATGAGGGGGGATGAATTTCACAAAGGCGGCGGCATATGCCAGCCACACGAACGGCACGGCGAGCAGGGTGATGCTGCTGTCCTGATTCACCAGCCACGGGGTGACGATCGACAGCAGCACGAGAAACAGCACGGCCGCGACGATGAGCTTCGAAGCGGTTTTGATTGGTATCTCCGGTAAAAAATGGCGGGGCGCGCATACGGGCCGCCCCGCCGAAAGGCCGCGCTTATCCGAGAGGAAATCCCGCGCGCGGCAAGCGGGGAACTGCTGTGTGTGGCTTGCGTTGGCCACAAATCCGCCACGCGCCCGGAACGCCGGAATGTGCGTGGCTATGGGGTGAGTCGTCGTGCTAGGATTCGCAAAAAATACAAGCGGGGATGCGATGAAGAAGGTGTGGCAATGCCTTGAGGTCGGCTTCGCGCTATGTGCGCTCGGAGTCGTGGCCTTGTTTCTCGTCTATGCGTTCAAATTGCACAGCAATGATGCCGCTGGCTGGGTACAGGCAGTCGGATCGATAGCCGGCATCTTCATTGCCATCTGGATCGCTGGATCACAGCATCGTGCCGATGTGGCTCGTCGCGCGGACGAAGACGCGAGGTCAGAGTACCTACTGGAGGCGGAACTGGCATGGTTGAGTACCGAGGTCGTCGGTTTTCTCGACCAGTTCCGTGACATCAAGGCGGGCTTTCCAATAGAAGATAGATTCTCCGAAGATGACGTCAGGGATTTGCTCGATCGATTGTCCTGGTGCCGCCAGCGCGCCCGGCACAAGACGCATTTATGGATGGTCGGGCAACTGCGTTCGTCCCTCATGGGTACTGTTCGCGCCATTCGTAGCAAAATAGCTCATACACCGATGGTATTGACCGATGACGACGTCAAATTGATCAACGATCTTCGGCTGGCGGCAATAGAAGTTTCGGATCTCGCGTTACGTGCGAAAGCGATTCTTGGTCCCTTTGCGGGTGCATGATTACAGCGCTCTTGCTTGGTGGGCGACGCAGAGAAACCAGACACAGCCGATAGTGATGCCGTAGGCGAGGATCATCCCGAAAGCCCGAGCGAGACGGCCGTTCGGCCGAGCGCACGCGGCGAGTAGGTCATTGTCGAAAGCGACTCTGTTCATGATGGTCTCGTGTCGTCGCAATTACCGACGGTATGCATGGGTCGACGCGGCGAAAGGCTCGATGGACGTATCGGCTGCCGGCTCAATGCGCTGCATGGCGCCGGACGGCATGAGCTCGATTGCGTCGAGGCAATGTCCGGCGAAGTAGTTGCGATCATGGCGCTCGATGGCGTCTTGGAGCTTGGCCCATGTCAGGGTTTCACGGACGTTGTATTCGTGATTTGCATGGATGTGAATCATCGCGGTCCCCGGTGGGTTGTGATTGCCCGCAGGGCGGGCGCGGTTGGTTAGGCGGCTTCCCGTTCGGCGAGCACTTCGTCGACCTTCGTGCGCGATGCTGATCCGCGGGCTGCGCGCTGGCGACGCAACGCATGCGCGAGTTGCCACGCATCGTCCGTGAAAGTGATCCAGTAGGTCGGCTTACGGCCGAAATCGGAAAGCGGCCCAAGCAGTTTTGCGGGAATGCGGCCGAAGGACAGAAGGCCAGCGTCTTGAAACTTGCGAAGCGCAGTCAGATCGTCGTCATTCATGCGCATGCCTTCGAGCAGGCCGCCGTAGTCCACGCTGCACGATTCCGCGTAGAGGATGATGCTGCGCTCGATCGTCGTGAGCGTGGTGATGTCGATAGTGGTCACGTCGTTCTCCTGTAGCGGGCGGGGTTGGTCAGGCGGATTCGATCTTGAATCCGTCACGAAGCGCAGCACGCTCGCATGCTTGGCAGCGCGTCTCAAACTTTGTCGCGCGAAATTCGACAAGCTGAAGGCCGATGTGGCGACCGTTTCCGACGTTCTTCCGCCCGGTCTTGCAGCCTTTCTCATAGTGGGTGCGGTGCTGTGCCATCGTCTTTCTCCTGTAGCGGGCGCGGTTGGTCAGTGCATGTGGTGCTCGCCGCGGCCGATGTGCTTCATCGCACGCGTAACCTCGACGACGAGCCAGAGAATCAGCAGGGCCAAAGCCCCAGTCACGAAGTGCTTCACCTCAGCAGCCTCCGCGAAGATCTTCGGTGCCCTGAGCGATCAGATCGCTTGCAACTTCGCGCAACAGGTGCTCGACAAGCGCGCCGCGAGGCAGACGGCGCAGTTCGAGGAGGTTCTTTGCGGCTTGGCTCACGATCGGCTCCTAGACCTTGAGCCCGATCGACCGTAGAAAGAGGCGTCGGTCGTATTCGAGCTTCAACCGGGCCGCGTGCCGCATTGCATGGGCGCGGCCGATGTTCTCGCTGTACCGATGAGATAGGCCGAGTACCGCCCACGTCTCACGGCTCGCGTTTGCGCTGACTTCGAGGTCGGCTGCTGCGTTTTCGAGCCACTCGACCGACACGGTCGGCAGCTTCCGTTTCGATTCCACTGGATCTCCTTTCGAAGGGGCACGATCGCGATCCTCGTTTCCCCTCATAATTTAGTAGTCCGAATTCAATACAACGATCAGGGTGTAACACCAATCGATCTGCTTCCTTGTCAGTTTTCATGGGATGGGGCCACTGCCGCGACTTCCGGCTTCGCTTTCCCCTCCGAACGACAATCCGGCTATCTCGCGAACCGCCACGTGCGTCGCGACCAACTCCGGCGTCCTCTGGCTCCCTCGCCGCGGCCAGACCACGTCCGCATCGGCAGGACCCCATCTCATGAAAGCTGAGTGGTGTCGGGCGCTACCCCGTTTCTCGGCTACACCGTAGAGCCGACCGGTTGCTCCCTTGCGGGTCCCGGTACGCTGGCACTCTTAAAGATCGATCCGCCGGAGCGGTGCAGCGAGCAAGGCTGCGGTATGGATTGGAGAATAAACAAGAGTTTATCAAGAGTCAACAAAAGTTTGTGTCTGTGTGGGAGGGCAAGTTCGACCGCGTGTGGCGAAGACGCGGATCAGCCTGTAAATTCTTGGGAGGAATTGGACGCAATCATGAAAATTCAACCTCTCCCACCTCTTCAGTGCCTTGTTTTCTTCGACGCAGCCGCAAGACACGGCAACTTCACGCGAGCAGCCGAGGAATTGAATGTGGCGCAAGGCGCGGTTAGCAAACAGGTTGTGAAGCTCGAGACGTTTCTTGGGACAACTCTCTTTGTCCGAGATGCCAAGGCCTTGCATTTGACTCGCGCGGGCCAGCAGTACGCTGATCGGGTGCATGCGATTTTGGCCGACTGTGTCGAGGCAACTGCACTTGTGATGAAGGAGCAGACTCCGCACAGCCTTACTATTGCGTGCGCGTCCGGCACTGCAACATTGTTTTTGGCGGATCGGATTGCCGAGTTCAGCGCGGAGCATCCGGAAGTCTCCGTGCGAATTCTTGTTCGAGAAGGCGTGTTCAATTTGAACGCGGCCGAATTCGACATTGGCGTCTACTACATTCGCGACGTTCCTCCCCCCGGCATTGCTGGAACGGCGATCGTCGCGGAGGACGTTCACGCATACTGCGCGCCGACGTTTCTCGCGGGGCGCCGCGTGCCTCCCCAGGACTTGATGGAGGCAACTTTACTTGTCGCGGAGGAACAGCAGCGTCAGTGGATGGGATGGCGAGATTGGTTTCGCCTGACTGTCGGCGAAATCGGGTTTCGTCCGGCTCGAACTATTTCTGCGAACAGCTACCCAGTACTGCTGCAACTGGCACTGCATGGGCACGGAGCAATTTTGGGCTGGAAGCATATGATCACGCCACTTGTTGAGAGCGGGAAGCTGGTTTTAGCGTCGGATGCGCATGCAAGCTTCGGCGGCGCGTATCAGGTCATCTGGCCTGCGGATCGCCGAGACACGCCCGCGGTCACGATGTTTCGCGAGTGGCTACTGACGCATGTATAAGTCATACGATTGGTTCAATTTGCATCATTCCTTATGGTCAGGCTGCCCCGAGAATTTTTCATAGTAAGTAATTCGTAAATAGACGTAATATTTCGTGCGCGATCAAATCTTGTTTGATAGCCGTAATAACTCAATAATCCGAGGGCACGAAATAATGCAAACATCAACGTACGCGCGCGAGGCCGCGCCGAGTGCGAGCTCCGACACGCATCGGAGAGCTGTAATCGCCGTCATCGTCGGAAATGGTTTCGAATGGTTCGATTTCATTTCGTATAGTTTCTTCTCAGTCATTATTGCGAAACTATTTTTCCCGTCGACGGACGACAACCTGTCTCTGTTGCTGTCGGTTTCGACGATTGGCGTAGGCTTCTTTATGCGTCCGATCGGTGGCATCGTGATTGGCGGAATTGCGGACAAAGTGGGGCGCCGAGCAGCACTTACGGTCACGATTGCATTGATGACCGCCGGGACGGCGATGATTGGATTCGCGCCGACATACAAAGATGCAGGGCTTGGTGCGCCACTGATGATTGTCGTCGCGCGTCTACTTCAGGGATTTTCGGCTGGAGGGGAAATGGGAGGTGCGACAGCGTATCTTCGCGAGCGCGTGCCGGCCGAGCGGCATGGATACTACACGAGCTGGATTCAGGCGAGTATCGGGTTCGCGATTATTCTTGCGTCAGTTCTTGCGGTGTTTATCGTGAAGTGCCTCGATGAGCAGCAGATCGAATCTTGGGGCTGGCGAATCCCCTTCCTTCTCGGACTCGGTCTCGGCCCGGTCGGGATTTATATCCGCAGTAGGCTGAACGACCCTGGCTTTCCCGCAGACGAGCGTTTGGGCGAGTGTGCGCCGGTCGTCGAGGTCGTCAGGAGCTTTTCGCGTGAGGCGCTTGTCGGATTTGGTTTAGTCGTCTTCTGGACGGTTTGCTCTTATGTCCTACTGTTCTACATCCCGACCTACGCTTCGAAGGTTCTGAAACTCCCGTCTTCTACGGGTTTCATCGCAGTGCTTGTCGGCGCGTCAATTGTTCTCTTCGTCACACCTTTGATTGGACACCTTTCCGATCTGTTTGGGCGCCGCTGGTTCCTTGCGGGAGCGTTGCTCGTTGCGATCGTCGCGGCTTATCCGCTGTTCGCTATGTTGAATGCCGCACCAGGGTTGAAGACGTTGCTCGTGTTCCAGGTGGTGTTCGGGCTCGTTATCGCCAGCTACGAGGGGCCAATCCTGGCGGCGCTTAGCGACATGTTTCCAGACGGGGTTCTGTCGACTGGGATTTCGATCTCGTACAACCTCGCCGTGATCACGTTTGGTGGATTCTCCGCCGCGATCATTACGTGGGCGATTGCGACCACGCACAACAACCTCGCGCCGGCATTCTACGTGATAGCAGCGGCCATCGTGAGCTTGATATCCGTGTCTCTCTGGCAACCTCGCAGGAAGTAGAGCCGATTGGGCGGGCCTCTCGATGGACGATGCCGAGAGGCGCGCACCCTGCGAACGTTCAATCAGACCTACGAGGTGGCCACTTGAAGAAATACAACAGGGAGTTTGCCGCGGGGGCGTTGCAGTCCGTGAGCCTTATTGCAAAGGATCTCGGGATTCTCGCGGCAGAGAGAATTCGACATTTACAAGCGATCTTCTCCGCGATTGATGCACTGTCGGATCGGTCGGATCAATCATGCATTACGAGCGACCTTGCGCGGTGCGGGAGATGGATTGCAGGGGACGTCTGCGGTGACATTGACGACGCCGTCGAGTCTATAGCGCAAACATTGCAAGACGTCCACTAACGATCGCCGCGAAAGGCGGCTATCAGGGCCGCGACTTTTTCTGCGTCCGCAATGGGCAGCTCGAGGAGGTCGCGGACGGCCTGCTGTATCGACTCAGGAGCAGCATCAAATCTCTCCTGAATCTTCACCTTCTTCCCCGCCCCGACAGGCGGTTTTCGCGATCGACGCAGCGCGTCAAGTCCCGCGCTGTCGAGGCGCGACAAATCGTCCTCAAGCAACACGTTCAAATCAACCCGGAAGTGTTTTGCTAGCTGTGGCGCAAGATCCGACCGGCTACTGTCGCGCTTTTCCAGCGCATAGATCGGCTGCTGTGATTCGATGCCGATAGCGCGCGCAAGGTCCGGACGGGTTTCGCCCGTCAGGGTGCGTAGTCGTGCGACGTTCTTTCCGAGTGCCATGAGCCGGACTCTATAAACAATTGTATATTCGATCAATAAACGAGAGTTGACTGACGATAAACTATGGTTTATCGTTCGCGCATGAACACTCCGTCGCAACTCTCACCATTCGAAACGTTGTGCCTCGCAGTCAGCCTTTGCGACTCGCAAGCCGACTTTGCGAGGAGGGTCGGCGTATCCCCCCAAGCTGCAAGTAATTGGATTAAGCGGGACCGCCGTGCGCCGATCGAAGCTTGTCCATTTGTTGAGCGCGCCGTTGATGATCCGCGCGTCGTGTGCGAAACGCTCCGGCCGGACTACCAAGGTTGGGTCGTCTTGCGCCAACTGATGCTGCGCGGCGACGAGAGCTTGCGGGAGCAGAAGGAGCTCGCGGGATGACGCCCTCGGGTTCAATGAAGTAAGGGGCGAAATCGCTTTCAGTTATTTTATCTTGTTTGGGTTAACGATATCCTATTGGGCATGCTGTCCCTTACGGGCCAGCGGAAGGAGTCAACGTGACAAATGCTAACGACAAGTGCGCTGTGACGATCGAGGCAAGTCCCATTGGAACGGGGCGCGTCTTGATTGATGGTGTTGAAGTCCGGTGCGTCCAGAGCGTCAACGCGCGCTTCCGAGCTGGGCAGGGGCCGGTAGTGGAACTGGGATTGGTCGCTGATGGCGGCACCCAGATCCACTACGACGGCGCGAACCTCTACGTCGAAGAAACTGCCATGCCCGCGGCACTCGAAATCGCTCTGTGGAAACACCTCGCGAAGAAGTACGGCCGCGAAATCGACGTTACAACGATGAGTTCGTCGACGCGCGATTACTGCCTCGTTGGCGACTAGATTCGCGTGATCTCGACGCCGCTTCGCACGAGTCGAAAGACATTTTCCGAGACGCGGTTCAGTGGCTCACCGTTCGAAAGTCGATATTCCTTCAGGCTCAACTCGCTGCTCTGTTCAGCGAACGTGCTTGTGTCGATCACGTCCTGGCGGACAACGACGTTGTACTTGTTGCCGCTTTTGTCGACTGCTTCGAAACGGTCAGTAATTACGCTCATTGTGTCTCCGTTTGTGGCTACTTCGTGGTGTGGAAATCCGAATTCTGCCATGGGCGTGAGACCCACCCATTTGAACCAAAGCGTGTGTCGCCTGTGGAAAGCGGCGTAGACGCTCAATAGCAACACCCAAGCCATTCACGAATCCTCGTTCAAAGCGTTGAGGATGAGTTTAGTAGTGCGAATGGTGCGAAAACACGTTTGTTTGGAGGATCGATTGAACATTCTCGATACGGCGCACGCCGTCGCTCACAACTATCCGGGCGGGTGCGAATCACTCGCACCGCGCCTCGGTGTATCGCCCGCCGTGCTTCGGAGCAAGGTGAATCCGAACACGGGTACGCACAAGCTCACGCTTCAGGAAGCGGTGCGCATTGGCGAGGTGACGGACAACGACGCGATTCTCGAAGCGTGGGCGGGCGAGCGCGGCTACGCGCTCGTGAAGTTGCCGAGCGCCGTTGACTGCTGCGACGCTGCGATCGTCGAGCTGATGGGCAAGGCGTGGTCGACGCACGGCGACGTCGGGCAGGAGATCGTGAAGACGCTCGAAGACGGCCGTGTCGAACGGCACGAGATCGAGCGCGTGGATCACCGAATCTTCAAGCATGCGCAGGTGCTTCTCGATATCTCCGCGCGGCTGCGCGGCATGGCTGAGTAGCCGAATGCGCCTTATCGTCACGCCGATCACACTTGAAGAGGCGAACGCGTTCGTTTCGACTCACCACCGCCATCATCGGCCCGTTGTTGGTCACAAGTTCAGTGTCGCAGTCGCGGCCGGCGACGATATTCGCGGCGTCGCGATTGTCGGGCGACCAGTTGCTCGCGGCAATGACAACGGTCTCACTCTCGAGATCACGCGATGTTGTACCGATGGGACGCGTAACGCATGCTCCGCGCTCTATGCCGCCGCGTGGCGCGTCGCCCGCGCACTCGGCTATCGACGCCTGATCACATACACGCTGCCGGACGAGGGCGGTGCGAGTCTTCGCGGGGCAGGCTGGCGGCTCGTCGGTGCGCGAGGCGGTGGAAATTGGAACACGCCTTCACGACCGCGCGTCGACACGGCTGTACATCTTCGCGGCCAGAAACTTCTCTGGGAGGCGGTGTGAATGGTGTGGCTCTTCATTCCATCGAACTTTGCGCAGGCGTCGGCATGCTCGGCGAAGGTGTCCGCACCGCACTCGAGCATTTCGGAATCGGGCATCGAACCGTTTGCTACGTGGAGCGCGAAGCCACTGCTGCCGCGCAACTTGCCGCGCTTATGGAAGCGGAAGCCATTGATCAGGCGCCTATCTGGTCTGACCTTCTCACATTCGATGGCGCAGCGTGGCGTGGACGAGTGGATTGCGTCATTGCCGGCTTCCCGTGCCAAGACCTATCTGTCGCCGGGCGTCGAGCAGGCCTCGACGGCAAGCGCTCCGGCCTCTTCTTCAGAGTCGCCGATATTGCCGACGATTGCGGTGCGTGGCTCCTCGTTTTGGAGAACGTCTCAGGAATCATTTCTGCCACCGCCTCCGTTGTGGACGAAACGGAAGGCGAACTCGCCGAACGCGCAGCCTCCCGAGTCGTGGGAGAACTGGCCGACCGCGGGTGGGATGCGGAATGGACGCATCTACGCGCGTCCGATGTCGGCGGAAGCCATCAGCGCAAGCGTTGGTTCTGTATCGCATGGCGGATGGGCGACGCCCGACTGCAACACGTCGAGCTACAGCAACGGCGAGTTTGGCCCAAACATCCGTCAGCAGGTGATCACATGGGCAACGCCGGATGCAAATGCGATGGAGCGAACGAACCGATCGCCGTCGCCGAATGCCGCCGAGCGTCCGACGCTGGCGTTAGCTGCTCGTGCATGGCCGACGCCGCACGGGACGGATGGTGCGAAGGGAGGTCCGAATCAGCACGGCAGTTCGGGCGATCCGATGTTGCCGAGCATGGCGGCGCAGTGGGCAACGCCGAACGTCCCGAGCGGCGGGCGTTCAGTGTCTGCGGACGTAGTGGCGACACGCGGCAAGACGGCGAACGGCAAGCGACAGGTCGGGCTCGAGTCGGAAACGCGCCATTGGGCGACGCCAATGAGCAGCGAAAACAGCAATCGGACTACGAAGTCGGCGCCGAGTCACGGGAACGGTCACGGGATGGTGCTTGCCGGGCAGGCGGCGGATTTCTCGACCTCTTTGCGCCCGGTCCGATCGATGATCGATGGCCGCGAATTATCGCCAACCGACCGGACCTTGCGCCGGCGATTGAACCCGGCGTTCGCATGCTGGCTAATGGGCTGGCCTACGTGGTGGACGAATCCCGGAATCACCAACTCCGTCAGGTCGGAAATGGCGTCGTACCGCTCCAAGCTGCGGTCGCAATTGTCACTCTTGCTCGGCGAGCCGGGCTTTTCGAATGGGGAAAATAACATGGCGAAGAACTCAATCGACGTCTACGGGGCATCGGGCAAGGGCAACGTCCTTTCGATGGACCCCGACAAGCTGACGCTCGTCACGGACCCGAAGCACCCGCTGTACGACCGGCGCGTACATCAGGCGCCGAACCCGAAGACGGTTCGAAACTACCGCGTGCAGGGCGTGCTCGAGCCGGTGCTCTTCTACAAAGACCCGGAGACGGGCGAGAACCTCGTGATCGACGGCCGTCGCCGCGTGATCAACGCGCGCGAGCTGAACCGTCAACTGATCGATGCGGGCGAAGAGCCGATCACGATTCCAGCGATCCCGAAGCGCGTCATGCGCGACAGCGACAAGTCGTTTGTCGGAATGATGGTCAGCACGAACGAGATCCGCGAAGAGGACTCGCCGATCAACCGGGCCGAGAAGATGGCTCGCATGCTCGACGTCGGCCACACCGAGGATGCTATCGCCGTCGTGTTCGGCGTCGAGGTGCCGACCGTGCGCTCCGCATTGAAGCTGCTCGACTGCTGCATGGCGGTGCGTGACGCTGTTGAGGCGGAACAGATCACTGTGTCGCACGCGCTGAAGCTTGCGAAGCTGTCGCCCGACGAGCAACGCGCGAAGGTTCAGGCGTTGATCGATGCCGCTGACGGCAAGGAAGGGCACGCGCGCTCGCGTGCGCAGAAGGCCGTGCTCGGCGGTACGGCGGCGCGCGTACGTCCGCGTAAGCAGATCGAGGCGGCGCTCGCGGAGGCGACGGGCGAGCGCTTGGCGGCGCTGCGATGGGTGCTCGGCATTGACGACGCGGAAAGCGCACAGGAGGCCACCGAATGAGTTTCGAGCACCTCAACCGCGCTATGCGCGAGCAGTTCCCGCCGACGGCCAAGGTGATCCTGATCTTTCTGGCGCGGTTGGCCGACGAGCAGGGGAATTGCGATCCGTCGATCGACGCCATTGCGGAATTCGCGGGCGTGACGCGCGTGACCGTGTCGTCGACCCTTCGCACGTTGGAGGAGGCCGGTGCGCTGCGCATTACGCGCCGGCCCGGTCATCCGAGCGCCTATCGCTTGACTCTCGGGAGAGCGTCTTGACTCCGACCGACATCAAAGAGCCCATTCCGGCGCGCGCTGGCGAAGTGACGCCCGTTGCGGTGACAGCTCGCGCAGCGGCCACGCGTACGTGTCTGTCATGTGGCGCAAAGACTGACGCTGACGGCGCGTTGCCGTGCGGGCACTGAGGAGCCTATGAGCGTCAAGGTTATGAACGCGGTGTTCGAGCGCTATCCGGAAGGCGGCGGCGAGATGATTCTCGCGCTGGCACTTGCGGACCATTCGCACGACGACGGCACGCACATCTATCCGAGCGTCGAAAAGTTGGCTGCGAAGACGCGCCAATCGCCGCGTGCAGTGCAGTACCAGCTTCGCCGGATGCAGCAGTCGGGCTGGCTAATACTCGTGAGCGAGTCGAAGGGCGGGCGTGGGAATACGCGCGAATACCGAATCAATTCGGACTGGATAAACGGTGCAGAACTTGCGCCCATTTCGTCGGGTTCAAAGGGTGCAAAAAATGCACCCAATGGAAAGGGTGCAAACGACGACGTAAAGGGTGCAACTGGCGACATAAAGGGTGCAAATCACAGCACTAAAGGGTGCAAAGCTTTTGCACCCGAATCATCAGGAACCGTCATAGAACCATCAGAGAACCATCAACCCGCGCGGCGTGCGCCGCGAGTTGCGTTGCATGGCGAACTGCGATCAATCGAGCTGCCCGACTGGTTGCCCGTCGACGCGTGGCTCGACTGGTGCGAGCACCGCGAGGCGAAAGCGGCGGAGAAGTCGGCGCCGTGGACACGCCCGGCGGCGAAGGTGTCGCTGCGCCGCCTCGAGAAGCTGAGAGAGCTTGGGCATGCCCCGGCGGACTGCATCGACGAAGCGGTGCTGCGCGGCTGGACGGGGCTGTTCCCGGTGAAGTCAGACAGCACGGCGACGAGCGGACAGGACGTTCCTGCCGACTGGCACAAGAGCGCGCAGGGTGTCACTGACCGCGGTAAGCAACTCGGCATCGAGCAGCGCGAGGGCGAAGTGTTCATGCGTTTTAAGGCGCGCGTCGTCAAGGCGGACGGGCCCGGCGAGGCGATGGAGGAAATGCTGCGCGAGGCTGCCCGCTTCGGGAATGAGACCTACGAGCAGTTGTACCGGTACTTCAACGACATCCCGCGCGATCAGGAGGCGACGTGACGAAGCGCGCTTCACGGCCGCTCGTCGTTCCCGAGGGTACGGCGATGGTTGGCACGGCACGCGTGCGCGACGACCGAACTATCGGTCGCAGCTTCGCCGAGCGCGAGCTGGCGCGCCGCACGGGCAAGCAGCCGAACTCCGAATTCGACGAAATCGCATCCGGCGACCTCGACCGGCCACTCTTCACGCCGGTAACGACGGCGAAGCGCTCGAAGTACCGCAACACGAAGTGCGAGCACGACGGCATCAGGTTCGACAGCAAGCGCGAGCGGTCGCGATGGTTCGAGTTGATCAAGCAACAAGACGTCGGGCTGATCAGCGGTCTTCGGCGTCAAGTGGCGTTTGAGCTGATCGCGCGTCAGCGGCGTTCCGACGGTTCGATCGAGCGAGCGGTCGAGTACGTTGCCGACTTCACCTATCGCAATTCGGTGGGTGAGCTTGTGGTCGAGGACGTGAAATCAGCGGTGACACGGAAGAACAAGGACTACGTCATTAAACGAAAGCTGATGCTCCGAGAGCACGGCATCACGATTCAGGAGGTCGAGTGAAGAAGACGGTGAGCTTGAGCACGGGGAACTGGCTGATCTGCGATTGCTTGAAGCGGAAGGCCGGCCGCCGCGGGCTGACGATTGAGCAGATCGGATACGAAGCGTCGATGACGACTGATACGGTGAAGGGGCGCATACGAAACCTTCTCGGCAAGAAGTATGTCGAGCGCATCGAAGGCTCGCGCCCCACGACGTACCGCTGCTTGCTCAAGGAACTTCCGCCGCCGACTGAGTCGCCGCAAGAGAGGCTCTTGAAGCGAGCAGCCGAACAGCATCGAGAACGTAACGCGGCGATCGCGCACGCGGCGTTCGCCATGGACCGGATGATTCGTTCCTGCGCAGTCGTTGCGCAACGCGATCGGCGCCAATGAAGCGAACGGGATTCAAACGAAAGCCGCATTCGCCGTTCAGCAGCCTGACGCGAACGGCGACGCTGAAGCGTCAGAAGGCGATCGTGAAGCGGATCAAGCGGCCGACCGTCGCCGAGGGTTCGAAGTATTTGGCGGCGTGCCGCGGCGAACCGTGCTTTCTGCGTGTGCCGGGTGTGTGCCGTCTTAACCCGCTCGACGAAACCGTTGTGCCGTGCCACTCGAACCAATCGCGCCACGGGAAGGCCGGGGCGATGAAGGCGAGAAACGAATTTACGGTTCCCGGTTGCGTCGCGTGTCACGCGTGGATCGATCAGAACCGGGTCGGCACGCCGAAGCAGGCCAAGTTCGATGTGTGGGATCGGGCATATGAGGAATGGGAGCCGGTACGGGCTCGAAAGATGGGAGAAGCAAATTGCCAGTGAGGATGTGGGTTGAGATTCCGGACGGCTCGTATAGTGTGCCGAGACATCGCGGACGTGGCGGAATTATCGTCTGTGAGCGGAAGCGCGAGATCGACGCGACAGTATTTCGAATCGCTCGAATCGCCACCGTTAAGCGCCAGTTGATCGCAGCCGTCGAGGTGGATGCGTTTATTCCCGAAATGCACCGATCGCGCATCCCGGAGTGCGATGGCCGTTGGGTGGGGCCGGGCGTTTTCCGGACGAAGGCATACGTGCATCGCAATAGGCATTCGGGCGTGCTCGGCGCATTCATCGAGAGCGGAGATAGCGCATGGGACGTGCGGGGGATGTCGTGAGCGCTCATCTCTACTTCAATATGAGCGACATCGTGGAACCGGTGGCAAAGATGGCGATACGGAGAAGTGAAGCGCTTACCGGGAACAGGTTCATTGCATTCCCCGGCTGTCCGCTCGAGGGTGTCGAGCTCGACGACGGCCAAATCGAAATGCGGTTTCCTCGAAGCGAGGAGATACGGACCGTGCTGATCAACTGGCTGGTGTACTGGGGCACCCCGTTCCGCGTTCTTCCATGAGACAACAGATGGATTTCATTTTCGATAGCACTCGCCAAGCGCTGCACGTGTCGTTCATGATTCTGGCGAGCGAGCCACGCGCGAAGAACGTGCTTCGAACGGCGCTTATTCGGGCAATGGAGCTCGAGCCCGAGCTGTCCGAGGAACAGCGCAAATGGCTCGGGCAATTGACCGGATCGGCCGCTGACTCTACAGTGAACTTCAGCGGGCTCGACGCGGCGGAAGTGCGGGCACAGTGTGCTGCCGTGGTGAGTGCGGTCCGCACGAAGCTGATGGACGTCGAGCGATGGGCGGTGATCGCGCGCTTTGGTCAAATGGGGGACACGCGGGACGCTGATGGCGTGAAGCGCTACTACTTCCTCTCCGAGCGCTCCGAAGCGATCCAGAACCTTTCGCGTTGGCTGGAGCCGTCGTTCCCCGGCATTTCGAACCTCGCGCTCGACTGTCTGCTTGCTCGGCTGTATGTGAATCACGCGCGCGCGACGATCAGCTTTCGCGATCTCGAGCGCAGTTTCGGCGCGAGCCATATGACATACAAGCGCGTGTACGGAAAGATCGCGGCGCGCCTGCGGGAAGTGGAGGCGTTAGCGGTAGGCCGGCTTACGCCATATTTCGAAGAGACTGGGCTGATAAGCTGTGCAGCCGAATGCGCATAATTGATACTTTCAGTGGACCGCTGACGAGCGGTAAGATGGCGACCATCAATTACGTGCCCGGGGGCCAATTGCAATGGCAGAGATGGATCGTCAATGGATCGAGCAACTGATCAAACGACCTCAGGAGAGCCTCGCGGTCGAGATCAAGACATGGATAGATCCAACCGGACCCGCCGGCCAAGAGAAGATCGTCAAGGCTGCAATTGCCTTGCGCAATCACGGAGGGGGAGCGCTCGTCATCGGGCTTAATAACGATACGCTTAAAGCGGAGTGCAATGGCAAGCCAGACGATGTTCGCGCAGCGTTTCACGTCGATGTGATCCAGGGGGTAGTTTCGAAATATTCATCCGAGACATTCGAAGTTGCGGTCGAGTTTGTAGAGCATGATGGCGTCATTCACCCTGTGATAGTAATACCGCCTGGCGTTCAAACGCCCGTTTGCGCGAAGGCAACGCTTACTGGTGAGGGCGGCAAGGTTCATGTTGAGAAGGATGCCGTCTATGTCCGCACTCTGGAGAGCAATAATACAGCGAGCACTTCAAAGGCAAAAGCGAAGGACTGGAGGCGACTAGTCGACATCTGTTTCGAAAATCGTGAAGCCGACATTGGGCGGTTTCTCCGCAGGCATCTGGCGGGCGTTGACGCCAGTGCGTTACGCGAGATTATGAGCACTGTCGTGGGTAGTGCTCCGATTCAGCAATCGATGAGCGAGCAGCTGGAAGGCGTGTTGGGGCAAGGGGCAGCCCGCTTTCTCGCGTTGACCAAAGAGCGCGGGCTGAATTTGCCGCCGCACGGATCTTGGGAAGTCGCCCTAATCATTGACGGGCAGTTTCAAGTGCCTGCCTTGAGCGAGTTCGCTAACCTGCTCAGTTCAAGCAACCCTTCATATACGGGGTGGCCGGTGTGGCTAAGCAGCCGGCAGTTCGGTAACAGGGACCAGCGGCCATACATTATGGAAGGTTCGTGGGAAACGCTTATCGCGGACTTTGGCCCGGCGATGTTTCCAGCTCTCGACTTTATGCGACAGGACCCGAGCGGGCGTTTCTATCTTTACCGAGCTTTAGAAGACGACATCACGTGGAACGGCAGGGCGCCGAAGCCGATGGCTTTCCTCGACGCAATCCTGCCGATGCTTCGAGTTGCCGAGGCAATCGCGGTGGGCATCGCGTTTGCCGCTGCACTGCAAGTCGATGAGCGGGCAAAGCTCGAGTTCATGTTTCGCTGGAAAGGGCTGAAAGATCGCGTGCTGACGTCATGGGCAAATCCGGCGCGCTACATCACGCCTCGCACGGCGAAACAGGACGCGGTGACATCTATGGTTACGGTTCCAGTCGACGTGCCACCATCCGCGCTTGCAGAGTATGTGAAGACGGCGATTAAACCGTTATATGAGATCTTCGATGGCTTCACTCTACCCGGTTCGGTTGTCGACGAGCTTACGCAGAAACTGCTTGAGCGGCGGTTGTAGTTCAACGAGTCTTGGGATAGCGGACGCACTGCGGCTGTCGCTTCGCCAGCGCAGTGACGTATCCTGCTAGCTGTGCGCGGATGCCAGCGACGTCGAACTCCGAGGTCTGAGTGCCTACTTGACGCCACTGTTACAGCTGTATATGATCTTTGCCATGCTGCACAAGTTGCATGCGAGAAGCCCCGCCGGTTCGCCGCGCGGGGCTTTTTCATTTCCGCGCCCGGAGTTGCTATGGCCGTTCTGATGTTTCGCCGTCGTCCGCACTGGGGGCGTGCGGCTGTGGCGGTCATCGAGTTCATGCGACTGCAATACGCAGATCGACGAGACGAGCGACATTGCGTTACGACTGTGCAGGCGGCAACTCGATCAAGTCGTCGACGGGCACGGCAAGTGCGCTGGCGATCTTAGACAGCACGTCGGTAGTACCGACGCGCTGCCGGGTTTCGATTTGGCTGAGATACGGTTTGCTGATGCCGGCTGCTGCGGCGAGCGCATCTTGCGTCATGCGCAGATGATTGCGCCAAGCTCGAACGGGGTGATCGCCCGCCAGTTCAGCATCGAGCACAGCGGCCGGGATGCGGCGGCCGTCGTCGCTTGCCTTGGCCTGCGCGTAGAGCGCTTCATCTTCGAGGTCTTCGATCAGGTCCTTCACGCGGTCCCACAGTTCGATGGGGACCACGGCAAAGGCCCGGTGGCCGTCCTGCTCGATAAAATGAACTTCGGTCATTTGTAGGCACCTCCACGGGGTTTGACGGCCAGCACAACGATCACGACGCGGCCATCTTCGATTTCGTACAACACACGCCAATCGCCAACTCGGAGCCGGTAGCCGGGCTGGCCCGCCAACTTTTTCGCGTTCGGATTCGGTGCGTAGGGGTCAACTGCCAGTGCATCGATCTTTGCCCGAATCGTCGCCGAAATGTTGCGCGGCATTGCCTTGAGGGCTTGGGCGGCTTGTTTGGTGAATTCGATTGAGTGCATGAGCACATGTTAGCACATTGCTAACAAATATGCAAACAAAGTTAGCGGATTTGTAGAGATGGCACGACGCCCGATGAAGCCGTGCAAGCACCGGGGGTGCGGTGCGCTCGTCGCGAATGGTAAGTCGCACTGCGATCAACATGCGCACGAGGCCGTCAAATGGAAGTCCGACGCGGTGCGCGGCAATCGTCATGCGCGAGGATACGGAACCGCGTGGGACAAGATCAGGCAGCGCATCTTGCGCCGCGACAGCGGCCTCTGTCAGCCCTGTTTGCAAGCAGGGCGCGTGACTGTCGCCACTGCGGTTGACCACGTTATTTCGAAGGCGCGGGGTGGCACCGACCACGACGAGAACCTGCAAGCGATCTGCCGTGACTGTCACGCGGCGAAGACGGCGCGCGAGCGGTTGCGGTGACGTGGTGGTGGCCCGTCCGTCGTTGCCCGCCCGGCGGATGCGCCGGGTGGGGAGGGGGGGAGAAAAAGTCTGGAAGGCGCTGCCTTCGGGACCGCCCGCTTC